GAGCCCGGACACTGGTCAGTGTCCGAGGACTGGAACCAGACGGACCTCGAATTGCAACATCATGGGCAGGACCCTGTCGAAAGAGGGCGAGGAGTGCGGGTATCCCTTCCAGATCACGACAGGGTCGAAGTGATCTGGGACGAGGAAACGACCGTCGCCGCTTTCCCCGCACAGCCCCACGCTGCGCCGTCAGGGCGGCCCAGCGCAAGCTCTCATCGAACAAATTGTGCTGTGGATAGCTCCTATGCGGTGGTTGACATCCGAACCGGGAAAGGGCTGGCGAAGACGTGGTGCGTGAGGGGATGTCCCGCAAGCCCCGTGCCAACGCCCGATCCCTGACCGAGTTCCATCGTCCTGTGTTCCTCGATGTCCGCTTATCAGGGCATGTCGACCATGGCAAGAGCGTGCGTTAGCCGGGCTGTGGGGGAGACGGCCGACACCTTGGGGGGCAGGAAGGACGCCTTAGCCCGGCAACGGCAGCAAGGGGTGGGTAGTGAGACGCCGCCGCTGTCCGCACGGGTGGTACTGTACGCTTTCGGTCAGGCCGGGAAAGGTGTGCGTGAGCCCGGCCGTTGGCACCTGCTTTCTGGGGGAGAGTGGGGGCCGACCGAGCAACGGGTGGTTGGGGCCTCCCGCTGTCCGCACGAGCCGCACCTTACGCCCGGATTTCAGGGCATCCAAGTACCGGGGTTGTGACCAATCATGGCTCGGGCCGCAAGCCCGGAATTGAGGGCTCGTCCAGCGCCTCCACGCACTCGAAGTCGAACAGGCGCTCCAGTTCCTTCGAGCGGAGCAACAAGTCTTCAGTGCGATGGCGAAAATACTGGGTCTGCGCCTTGCGCATCTCCTGCCCGAGCCGCAGCACCTTCTCTAGCCGCTCGATGTGCTCTTGGTCGGTCATCGCATGTCAGGCCCCACCAGTATGTGGAAGTACGAATAGAGCGCGTCGATGATCGTCTGCTCGACGGTCTTGTTGGTCTTCTTGGCGAGCACCGCTATGCCGTCCCACGTGTAGCGGTCGACGCTGTCTCGGACGACCTTGGCCAGATGACGCTGTAGGCGGCCAGCCCCACCGCGCCCGCGTCCGCCTCGTCGTGGTTCTTGACCGGCCAGCCCATGTCCTTTGCGCCCGCCATCATGATCGCCTTGCCCATGGCGCGCGCCTTGTGCTTGGGCAGGCCGTGCGGCACCTCGCGGTCGCCCTTGATGGTGGCCTTTGCCTCGGACACCGTGACCTCGCGCCATGGCAGATCGTGTGACCATGCGAACCTCATCGCGAGCGCGTTGAGCCCATACAGCAGCCGAAGCTGGTCGATCTTGTCCCACGGCATTTGCAGCGGTTGCTCCCACGCCATGCCGTCGAACTTCTCGGTCGAGAACATCGTGTCGAGCCGGTCGTTGAACAGGCCGAGCTTGCCGAACAACGTCTTGGTGCCGTCGAGATCGATGGTGCCGAAGCGCGGCGTCACGTGCCGCTCCATCAGGCACCAGCCGGTCTGGCCACCGATGTCGAGCGCGAGCAACCTCACGCTTCAGGCGGGGCCGGAGGAATCTCGTCGCCCGGCCCAGCGCCGAACTTCTCCTTGCCGAGCCGCATCTGACCGGCCTGCCAGCCCGCCATGTAGCGATTGTAGTCCTCGGAGCCGGGCAGGAACGGGCAGTTGTCGCGTGGCTCGCCGTTCAGGCCAGCGTGCTCGCCCTGCGCGTAGGCGTCGAGCGCGATGGCGTTGTCGCCGTCGAGCAGCGACCACTGGGTGCCGACCGGGCCGCCCATGATCTTCTCGTAGCGGGCGATGTTGCGGCGCTCGGCGACGACCTCGCCCATCGGCCGGTCGGAATCCTTGAAGGCCTTCTTGAGCGCGGCGGTATCCATGCCGTCGCCCTCGGCCGACTTGTAGTAGGCGTTGAGCGTCTTGCGCTCGTCGCTGGCCTTCTTCAGCGCCGACTTCAGCCGGGCCTGCTGGCCCCGGATGTCGCGCACGTGGCGGTGGATGCACTCGTCGCTCGGGCCGCCGACGTTGCCGCCATCCAGCCCGAGCGACCCATTTCCCTCGCCTTTACGCCGTCGCTTGGTCTTGCGCTCGCCGCTCGCGGCCAGCCGCTCGACTGCGCGTCGATTGGCCGTCGACCCTGTGAAGTCGGCGTGATCGGTCGCCCGGCGACCCCTTGTCGGCTTTTTGCGCTTGGCCATCTTCCCTCTCCCGCTGTGCTGCAAGCTCAGCGAGCCGACCGATATACGGGCCTGCCCAACGCGGGGCGTTGACCTTGAGCCAGTAGTCGAGCCGGGGACGGCTGAGCGCGTCGAGGTAGAGAGGATGCGCCCGCAGTGCATCACCGGCAAGGCCGGTGTCGGCACGCAGCTTCTTGTTGGCCTCGTCGGCCATGGTGTTGTAGGCGACGCTGGCACGGTAAGGACCGCCGAGCGCACGCACGATCTGTCTGAGGGTCATGGTCACGATTTAGGGCCAACGAAAGGTTTTTGCAAGGCGTCACGCAGCATGGGATTGTCGATGCCGCGCAGGCCTTCCTCGACCTCGGCGAAGGTCTGGCCACGGATGACGCAGGTGCCGGAGCGGTTCGACACGTCGACCGTGCCATCCGAGTTGAAGCCGAGCGAGAAGCCGAGTCGCGTGGCGTAGGCGATGAGTTCGTGTTTGGTCATGCCCGCAAGATAGGGCTTGCAAAAAACTTTCGCAAGGTTCATATCGAGCCCATGAAACGTGGGCTGTGCGGCGTCCTCCCCATTGGCAGATACTACGCTCGGAGCGCCAGTGGACTTTGCACCAATCCGCTTCTGCCTACGCCGACCCTAGCCCAGAACGCGTTCTAAGGGGGTCGGCCATGGTCAAACTCGGCCGCACATCGTCTTCGGGCGGTGCATTGGTGAGTAAGACGGAACTCTGGACGGCAGGCTGGCCCGGCGGAATCCCCCGCCGGGTGCAGCGGCCCGTCCGACATATGCCCGCAAATTGGGGCAGTAATGCCGCTTGCAACATTTTTGACCACATGCTAGTCCGCGATCAATGCCCGATATGTTCGACCAGCCCGAACTCCCACCACCGCTCGTCAGCAATCAGACGATGAGCGAGATGGAGTACGACCGCCAGCGCGCCGAACTGGAGCGCCTGTACGGCGGCCCCGATGCGGCCGACAAGGAAGTTCTGGCGAAGCGCGATCAGGCGTGGGCGCAACTGTTCCTGCGCACCGGCTGGCCGCAGGAGAAGCTGGCCGAGAAGGAAGGCAAGAGCCAGTCGTGGGTAGCGCGGCGACTCACTTTCGGGCGGTTTCTTCATTTTATGCCCATGGGCATAAATCCAGATTCGCCCCCACTTCCGGCTGACCTGACCGAGCGCAAATTCCGGGGGGTTTGGGAACGCACCAAGAAGGGCGACGAGCGCGACCGCTTCAAGGAGGTCTACCGCAAGCTGACCGCGCCGCCCGACCCGGATGCGCCGAAGCCGAAGCGGCCGTCGCTCAAGAAGGACATCCTTGAAAGCGGCATCATCGATGGCAAATGGCGTCCGGCCGAGAAGATCGCCGCCGAGATCGAGGTCGAGGACGTGCAGCACGTCAGCGACACTCTCCAGAACGCTCAGGACCAAGGCCTGTTCGGGCTCAAGGTCGAGAGCAAGAAGGTTGGGACGAAGCGCCATTGGCGTCTGTTCCCGGCAGACAAAACGGTCACTGTCCATGAGTTGACCGAGAAACTCATGCCTATCCTCAAAGCGCTCAAAGAACAGGCCAACGATCACATGGCACATTGGTCCCCGCCAATCGTGCTGAAGCATCTCGGCCTTTTCGAGCGCTACCTGAAGGAATGGGCAGAGTAGCCGCAGCGAACAGGGACCTCGCTCACCGGCTTCGTTTCATTGGCTCCCATGGATGATCGGCCATGCCCGATACTGTTGTTGATACTGCTGAGACCGTGACAGAACCCTACGTGGCCCCGCCACCCAAGGTCGGCTTCCGCCTCGCCAAGGCCGAGGTGCGGCCTCTGACGCGCGAGTTCACCGAGGAGTTCCGCACGATGACGCCCTCGCCGACCGAGCGCGTCAACGATCCGAACCGCATGAAGCACCTGCGCGGCAAGGCCGAACGCGGGCTGCTCGTGCCGTTCAACTGGAGCGTTGCCATCCTCAAGGGCACCAAGTACCGCATGAACGGCCAGCACTCCGGCGGCATGCTCATGGGCTTGGAAGACGTGCTGTTCCCCGAGAACGGTATGGTGTTCTACACCGAGTACGAGGTGGACACCCCGGAGGACATGGCGCTGTTGTTCCGCCAGTTCGATGATCGCATCTCCAGCCGCTCGCCCGCCGACGTGTCGGGGGCATATCAGGGTCTGTATCCTGATCTGGCCGAGGTCAACCGCGACACCGCCAAGACCGCAGCCGAGGGCATCGCGTGGTACGAGAAGTTCCTCGAACGCCTGCCCGTGGCGACGGGTGATGACCGTTACGCGATCTTCAAGGACGCGGGCGCGCGCAAGTTCATCATCTGGCTCGACACGGTACTGTCGAGCAAGACGCCGGAACTGAAGAAGACGCCCATCGTCGCGGCGATCTATGGCACCTACCAGAAGAACCAGTCGGCGGCCGAAGGCTTCTGGCACGAGGTCGCACGTGGTGGTGACGACTACAACGACCGCGCGCCGAGCACCTTGCTCGACACGTGGCTCAAGTCCATCCACGAGGACAAGGAAGACGAGTACGACGTGAAGGGCGCGGAGTTCTATCAGGGCTGTGCCTTCGCGTGGAACGCCTTCCGTCAGGCGCGCCAGATCAGTGCGATCAAGTCCGACATCTCCAAGAAGCTGCACGAACTGGTCGAGTAGAACATGCAAGAGGGGGCGGCAGTTTCACGGCTGCCGCCCTTTTTTGAGGGCATGTGGTTGACTATGGGAGGCGGGCCGCTTATGTGGCGGTCCATGAGCAAGCGAAGCACCAAGGCCGAGATGGCCCAGTTCTACGACGACATCGTCGCCACCGTCGAGGCATCCAAAGAGGACCTGACGGTTCGCCGCATCTTCTACCTGCTGGTCGGTCAGCGCGTCATCGACAAGACCGAGCAGGAGTACGAGCGCGTGCAGAAGGCACTGGTTGCCTTGCGCGACGAGGGCCGCGTCAGCCGCGACAAGATCATCGATGAAAGCCGCGACATCGATGAACCGCCGATGTGGGAAGACCCGCAGCACTTCCTCGACAGTGTGATCCCGCAGTACCGCTCCGATCCATGGCGCAACGCCAAGAAGCTGGTGCTGGTCTTCTCGGAGAAGGTCGGCATGGGGCCAGTGCTGCGCTCGGTGACGTATCCGTGGGGCGTGCCGCTGTTCCCGACCATGGGCTACAGCGGCCACAGCTTCCTGTGGCGCGCCGCCAAGCGTATCCGCGCCGGGCGCAAGCAGACCGTGGTGCTGCAAGTCGGCGACCACGACAGTTCCGGGCTCCAGATGGTTCACGCCGCTGAGCGCAAGCTGCGCGAACTGGTGGTCAACGTGCCCATCGAGTTCAAGCGCGTCGCCGTGTTGCCCGAGCACATCGCGACCTACGGCCTGTTGACGCGCCCGCCCAAGGCGAGCGACAAGCGCAAGGGCTTCGAGGTCGATGAGGCGGTCGAGATCGACGCGATGGAGCCCGACACCGTGCGCACGCTGCTGCGCCGCGCGCTCCGGCCGTACATGCCGGATCGACGGCTGGCCGATCATGCCAGTGACGATCAGGAGGTGCAGGCAGCGCTCGTCCGCTGGGCTGCACGGTTCAGGCGATGAACTACCGCACCGGGCCGCAGCGCCGACAAGACGAGGTCTGGGAACTGGTCGAGATGATCCGCCAGCACCATCTGAAGCGGAACCGCCGCTTCGCCTGTCGCCGCGCCTACGACATCACCGCCGACGCGGTCAGGATCGTCTGGCCCAAGCCGCCGGTTGCCAAGCCGCGCGGCAAGAAGGCGAAGCGATCATGAAGCGCCGTTGTGGAGACTGCCAGCTTTGCTGCGTGCTGTTGCCGGTGAGCGACGGTCAGACCGTGCGCGTCGCCGAGACCGGCAGCGAGTTCGACATGCCGGGTACTTTCCGAAAGGCCGCAGGCGTGCGCTGCCAGCACCAGAAGTACGGCGTCGGCTGCAAGGTCCACGGCACCGACAAGATGCCGTACTCGTGCCGCGTCTGGAACTGCCGCTGGCTGGTCAATGACGACATGGGCGACCAGCCGCGCCCGGATCGCAGCCACCTCGTGGTCGACATCATGCCCGACTTTGTCGAGATGGAGCCGAACGCCGAGGGCCGCGCCAGCGGCATGACCGACACCATCAACGTGCCGGTGATCCAAGTCTGGATCGACCCCAAGTACCCCGACGCCCATCGCGACCCGGCCTTCCGCCGCTATCTGGAGCGTCAGCGGACGGCGGCGCTGATCCGCTACGACAGTCGCAAGGCGATCTTCCTCGTGCCGCCCAGCATGACCGGGGCCGACTGGTACGAGACCGTGCCCGGCACCGACAAGATCAGGGAGCCGCACACGCTGAACGAGATCGCGCACCAGTTGGGCTACGAACTGGCGACCGAACTCACCGACGACCAGTACATGCACCGCACGACGCTGACCAAGCCGGACGGCAGCACGATCTCGATTGCCAGCAACGACAAGGCCGAGCACAGCGAGCCGTGATGGACACGTTCACCGGCCCACCCGATCCCGGCGGCGATCCTCTCTACGCCCAGTGGCTGCGCCGCAAGGCCGAGTGGTGGCGCTGGCATCAGGAGAACCCCGAGGTCTGGGAATACTTCGTGATCTTCGCCTTCGAGGCGATCAACGCGGACAAGAAGAAGATCAGCCACTGGCTGATCCTGAACCGCGTGCGCTGGGAGGTCTTCATCAAGACGACGCGGGTGGTTGCAGGCGATGGCGACTTCAAGATCAGCAACATGCACTTCGCCTTCTACGCCCGCTACTGGAAGCACAAGTACCCGATGCACTCCGGCCTGTTCAACACCAAGCGGATGGTCGGCGAGCCCGATTCACCGCTGATCGGCAGCACATGACTGTGCCGCCGCAGCCGCGTTGCCCGTACTGCAACGCCACGACGCATAGCTGGATGTGCTGCCCGCGCGTCAAGCGCTTCGAGTTCGACACCAGCACGAACCCGAGCACGCTCAAGGCGGTCGAGTTCCATCCGCCCACCATCGATGTTCAACCGTCACCAACACAGGAAGGTGAATCATGAAGCGACCGACACCGCGACGACAGTCTACCTTCGAGGGTGCGCCGATGTTCGACGCGCGCACCAACGCCATCTTCACCATCAAGCAGACCGACATCACCAAGGCCGAGCGCAAGTCGAATGACCACTGCGCGGCGGCGCTGGCGATCTGCCGTGACCTGCACTCTCGCGAGACCCGCGTCTACCTCAGCCGCATCCTCGTCAAGCAGCCGAACGGCTCGTGGCTGCGCTACACCACACCGTCCCGGCTGGCGCGCGAACTGATCGCGCTCGACCGGGGTGGCCGCATGGAGGTCGGCGACTTCATCCTGCGCGCACCGACCGCATCGCAGAAGCTCGGTTATCGCCCGGCGCGCAAGCACAGCGGCAGCCGCACCGGCAAGGGGCCGAGGCCGCACCATGTCACAGGCGACGTGCGGCCATCCGCGCCGAAGGGCCGGACGCCGATCCTCGAATAGACTTGCAAAATTCTTTCCATGCCCTACATTTCAGGGCATGACCGTTCCGTACCTCTATCACGGCACCTGCTCGCGCCATGCGCGAGCCGTGCTGAAGCGCGGGCTCCATCCGCGCGGCAAGAAGCCCTCGCTCTGGGAGGCTCATCCGTCCAGAGCGGACCACGTCTACCTGACGCAGGCCTACGCCAGCTTCTTCGCGCGGCAGGCCGTGCAGCCCGGCTACCAGATGGCGATCTTCAGGATCGCGGTCGAGGACCTTGACCCCGCCCGGCTGTTCGCCGACGAGGACGCGCTCGAAAGCGCGAACAGGTACAAGGACACGGCGCACATGCCGACGCTGTTCGAGCGCACGGCGCACTACCGCGACCTCTGGGAGATCATCCCCGAGGCGCGCAAGTGGGAGGCCAGCCTCGACTACCTCGGCAACTGCTCGCACAACGGGCCGATCATGCCCGACGCCATCGACGCCATCGCGCTGATCAAGCGGCAGTCCGCCCTGAGTTGGATGAGCGACCCGACGATCACGCGGGCCAACTACAGCCTGCTCGGCCCGTACTACCGCGCGCTCACGGCGTGGCCGTTCGAGGGCGAGACCGCCGTCGCCCGCGAGAAGGGCAAGAGCGGGATCAGCGACACGTACATGGAGAAGCTGGAGCGGACGCCGAGCCCGTTCGAGAACGACTACCGGGTGTTCTACCGCCCGATTGACGGCTGGAAGGCCGGTCTGCCGGGCATCCTCAAGCACTGCGAGAAGCAACGGAGGAAGGATGGTCGTCATGGAACACAGCCACCGAGTCCGCTTCACAGTGACGGAGGCCGCTGATGGCACCGTCAGCCTGCACTTCTACAGCCTGCTCATGCACCGCGTGTCAGCCGTCGTCGTCCTGTCGCCGGAGGACGCCAAGCAACTGGCGGTCGACATCGTGGAGACCTTGCAGACCATGCAGGCGGCCGTCCAGAGCGACGAGCCGCCGCCCAACGAGCCGCCACCATGACTGACACCATGTTGCCTGACGACCGATACCTCTGCCCGCGCCGCCCGGTCAGTCGCGACGACGCCCTGCTGGCGCTGCGCTCCGGCTGCTACACCGTCATGGAGGGCGTGAAGAAGGGTCAGGGTCCCGGTGCCGATGACCGCATCCTGCCGACCATCGCCATCGCCGAGTGGTTCGACTTCGGCCGCGTCGACATTCAGGCGCTCGCCAAGCAGGTCGACATCACCAAGGAACTGGAGGCGGCCGACATCCCGACGCCGCCGCCGTTCCCCTTCACGGTCTTCCGCTACCGGCTGCACAACTTCACCGACCCGAAGGGGCTGGAAGTCGAGGAACTGCTCGTGATCGAGTGGGCGAACATGAGCAAGCGGGAGGCCGAGGCCTGCCTGCGCCATCCCGTGCAGTACGACCCGCCCGGTCTGGTCGCGCCGATGGTTCACATCCGCCGCTTCATGTTCACGCACAGGGGGACGGTCTACATGGACCGCCTTTGCCGCTTCGGCCCGTACACGTCGACTACGACCGATGCACACGCGGGCTTCGACACGTGGGCGGCCTACTGCGGCCTGTGGGCCGTGCTCAACTGCAAGGGCATCCGCAAGCGCGTGGTCGAGCCCGAGACCAAGCTGAACAAGGCCCGTCAGCGCAGCGGCAAGCCGCCGCTCCAGCGCGTCACCTACATCGACACCGAGCAATTCGAGGCCGCACTGGCCGCGCCGACCCGTGTCGGCGGCCACGCCTCACCGTACATGCACCTGCGACGTGCTCACCTGTGGACCCTGCCGAACGGCACCCGCAAGTGGCGTCGACACTGCATCGTCAACGCCAACAAACCCGGCGCTGATCGTGACCACTACGACGTGAAAGGACATCGAGATGACTGACAGAGAGACACTGACGCTATCGAAGCGCAAGCGCCGCCGCTCCGACACGCTGGATGAGTTCATCCGCGAGAAGGCCGAGGCCTGCAAGCTGCCGAACTGGTCGAGCCTGACCGAGGAAGTGAAGGTCCCGGCCGAATTGGCCGTGGCCCTGATGACCTCCCGACCCGAACTGGTGAAGCTCGCCAAGCCGCGCCCGCTCAGCGAGGAGGAGTGCAAGGCGGTCTTCCATCTGGTCGGCGTGCTGATTGAGAGCAACGCAGCGCTCAGCGAGCACGCCCAGATGGTCGGCCAGATGATCGACATCTGGAGCCAGCACTTCAAGGCGCTGGCGAGCACCGGCCGCAACATCGAGGCCTTCGCCAACTTCCGCAGCCCGCTGGAGGACGACAATGTTGACGGAGCCTGAGCATCCGCGTCGCCGCCGGGCGCTGGGCTGGGGCGAGGTGCCTCTGAAACTCGACCGCCAGTACGGGCGCGAATACGTCGCGCGCTCCAACCCGCCGTCGCTCAACGCGAACTGGCGCGACGCGCCGCACGGCACGGGCGACCGGCATGAGTTCCTGAAGACGCTGCTTGGCATGCCGCCGAGGATTCGCCGCTGGTACATTGACGCCTACGTCAGGGTGCACCGTGAGCACGCCGCGCGGGGAGGCAAGTGATGGCCACGCGCTCGAACAGGACCTCACGCCCCAACGTCAAGCACGCACGTCTCGCCGAGAACGCGGCGCGTGAGGAAGGGGCGACCAGCATCCGCTGGGAGAACGGCGGCAAGCACACCGTGATGGTGGCGAGCTTCGACAACGGTCTGATCGTGCGCCAGTCGCTGCCAAAGGGCCGCCCGGCCCATGACGACTGGTGGACGAACTGGACGCGCCAGCGCATGCGCCGCGAGTTGCGGGCCTACTTATCCACAGCGACAGGCGCTGCACCAAGCCCTAAAGAGGGGACATCATGCCCGTGATCAAGAAGCCCGGTCTGTACCCCGGCATCCCCGAGGTCGAGTACCACGCCGACCCGGTGGTCGAGCCCAGCCTGTCGTCATCTATCTGCAAGCTGCTCGTCAACCGCAGCCCGCGCCACGCGAAGTACGAGCACCCGCGCCTGTCACCTGAACGGCTGGAGGAGATCGGCGAGGCCACACGCGCTATGGACAAGGGCTCGGCGTTCCACAAGCTCATGCTCGGGGCCGGGCAGGAGATCGTGCCACTGGCCTACGACGACTACCGCAAGAACGACGCCAAGAACGAGCGCGACGCCGCGCGCAAGGCAGGCCGCATCCCGGTGCTGGCTCCCGACATGGCCGACGTGACGGCGATGGTGACGGCGGCCAAGGACCAACTGGCCGACCACGGCATGAGCCACCTGTTCGAGGAGGGCGTGCCGGAGGTGACGATGGTGTGGCGGGAGAAGATCGCGGGCCGCAAGCCGATCTGGCTGCGCGGCAGGCTCGACTTCCTGCACCTTGTCGCGCGCAAGGGCGGCCACATCGTGGTGCCCGAGGTCAAGACGACCGAGGGCTCGGCGCACCCGGACGACTGGCAGTCGACGTTCTTCGAGAAGGGCTACGACTACCAGTCGTGCCTGTACGAGCGCGGGCTGATGGACCTGATCGATGACATCAGGTCGGTCGAGTTCGTCTGGATCGTGGTCGAGCAGAAGCCGCCCTACGGGCTGAGCGTCGTGCGACTGGGCAACCAAGGCCGCGAGGAAGTCGAGCCGCTGGTGGAGAAGGGCATCGAGATGTGGTCGCACTGCATCGAGACCGGCCGGTGGCCGGGCTACGATCCGCAGTGCCCGCCCATCGACCCGCCGTTCTGGCGCTCGAACCAGAAGGAAGCGCGGCGGCTGGCGCTGATCAACCGCTTGTCGTACTGGCAGCGGCCAGTGGAGAAGGTTCAATGACCATCGTCACCGAGTACCCGCCGAGCGACGCGGTGCAGGACATGGCGCAGACCGTCATGAACGCCATCCTCAAGGACTACGGCGGCGACCCGCACGGCATCGATGGCGACGTGGTGGTCAACGCCCTGCTGATCTGCATGAGCCACGCGGTGATGTCGACCGGCGATGTCGAGGAGATCAGCCGCGTCTGCGCGGCTATCCACCACTTCGCCGACTACGAGATACCGACAATCGACCGGGCGCTGGTCTGGCGCTACCGCGCGATGATGCGCAAGCAGGAGAAGCTGGCGCGAGCACAGGAGGAGGGCCACGCATGAGCAAGCCAACCACCGCCACGCACCGCACGGTCGACAACGTCATCCAGTTCCGACCTGCCGTGCGCCAGAACCTGCCGGTGTTCATCGGTCTCGCTGGCGGCACCGGCAGCGGCAAGACCAAGTCGGCGCTCAGGCTGGCGCGCGGCATGGTCGGGCCGACTGGCAAGATCGCCGCCGTCGACACCGAGGGCCGCCGCATGTCGACCTACGCCGACACCGACAAGTTCGAGGTGTTCGACATCGAGCCGCCGTTCCGGCCACACAAGTTCATGGACGCCGCCAAGCGCGCCGAGGAACAAGGCTACGACGTGCTGGTGATCGACTCGATGAGCCACGAGTGGACCGGCGACGGTGGGGTGGTCGAGTGGCACGACGAGGAACTGGACCGCGCCGTCGTCAAGGCTCAGCAGCGCGAAGGCCACGACCTCTCCGAACAGGAGGAGGAGAGGATTCGCGGGGCCAACAACATGAAGGCGTGGATCAAGCCGAAGGGCGAGCACAAGCTCATGGTGCAGAGCTTCCTCCAGAGGAAGATTCCCATCGTGTTCTGCTTCCGCGCCGAGGAGAAGGTGAAGGTGCTGGGCAACGGCAAGGTCGAGCCGATGGGCTGGACACCGCTCGGCGACAGTCGCTTCATGTTCGAGTTGACCACGCTCCTCACGCTATCGAACGAGGAGCCGGGCTCGATCAACTACAAGCTGCCGCGCAAGATCAACGAGCAGCACCAGTCGATCTTCCGTGACGGCATGCTGATCACCGAGGACATGGGCGCGAAGCTGATCGAGTGGGCCAAGGGCGGCGGCGAGCAGAAGAAGGAGCCAGTGCGCGCTGCCAAGTCACCGGAGACCAACACCGCGCCGCCGATGGAGCCGCACTCCGGGCAGAAGAAGAAGGCCGAGGCCGCGCCATCGGCCGACGAGGTCCGCATCGCCAAGGGCGTCGATGACCTGATCAAGCGCTATAAGGGCACCACGTCGGGCGCGGAGTTCGACAAGATCGGGCTGGAGAAGGAAGTCCAGAAGCAGGTCGGCTGGCTGTACAAGAACAACAAGCCGCAGCACAAACGGCTGTTCGATGAGATCAAGGCGCACCGCGCGACGCTGCCGATGAGGCCGAGATGACCGTTGTGATCAAGGCCGTGGGATTCGCCAACGGCCAGCGCTGCCCGCACTCCGGCCAGTACCTCAAGTCGTTCGACTTCGAGGCCTACGGCGGACAGGGCTGGGGCGTGTTCACAGGCGACCGGAAGAAGGCGATGCAGTTCGCCGACTCTGGCGCGGCGTACGAGTTCTGGCGCACGGTGCCGAAGATCAGGCCGCGCCGCTCCGACCGACAACCGAACCGGCCGCTCACCGCGCTCACCATCGAAATCGAACCGGCGTGACCCGCCCCGCCGGGCGCGGTGATAGCCGGGCTCAGCGGGGCGGGCGCGGGAGCAAGGAACACAGGACCTTTCAACCGCAGCCCTCAGCCTAGCAAGAGACCATCGATGTTCACAGCCCTGATCCTGATCTGCGCGGCCACCATCAAGATCAGCGACTGCACGGAGAAGAACGCGCGCGTGGTGATGCACGTGCCGCAGGCAGCCGGGCTCGAAGCGCCAGCGGCGTGCTGGCTGCGCGCGCAAGCGTACCTCGGCGAGACCGAGATCGGTCGCTCGCTGGGCGACGGTGAGTACGTCAAGATTCGCTGTGGAGGGTGAGATGGGAACGAAGGCCAATCCGTCGAAGTACGACTGCTTCAAGAACCTCGAAGACGATGAGCCCTACTTCGTGCTGATGGCGCGTGACCCGCGCGCCGCAGCACTGGTGCGCGCGTGGGCGTGGAACCGGCGCGAACTCATCAAGATGGGAGCGAAGCCAGCCGAGGATGAAGCCCAGTGCCGGGAAGCCGACGACTGCGCTGACGCCATGGAAGCGTGGTTTCTGACGCACCGTGGCGACCCGGTCGAGGAGCCGAAGGCGTGACGCTGCGCTCAACGGCGCGCAAAGCGATCACGGCCGCCGTGGCGCACCTGCCGGACAACACCCGCAGGGCTGTGGTGGATGCCCTGATTGAAGGGCCGGTTAGCTACGAGCTTTTCCAAGCCATCGGCCGCAAGTACGGCGTGCGTGACATCAACGTGATGGGCGACTGCGGCCTGATCGAGGGCAGCTTGGCCGACACGCACATCATGGCGACCTACGTCAAGGACAAGAACTGGCCGGTCGCCGAGTTCAACCGGGTGGTCATCGACTTCTTCGAGTTCCATCGCGGCGGCACCTACATCGACATCGGGGCCAACATCGGCCTGACGACGATCCCGATTGCCGCCGTGCCCGGCGTCGAGTGCAGGGCCTTCGAGCCCGAGCCCGACAACTTCCGCCATCTCGCGCACAACGTCGCCCGGCTCTGCCGCCACGGTAATGTGCAGATGTTCAACGTCGCGGTCTGGGACCGCACCGGCATCATCAAGTTCGAGGTCGACCCCGACAATCACGGCGATCACCGCATCCATGTCGACGCCACCGGGCTCCTGCTGGAGGACAAGCGCGCCGTCATCCCGGTCAACGCGGTGCGGCTGGACGATGCGTTCAACCCGGCGGCGCTGCGGCAGCCGGTCGTGGTCAAGATGGATGTGCAGGGCTCGGAGGGTCAGATTTTCGCGGGCGGCAAGCGTCTGCTGCGCGACTGCGCGCTGGTGTTCTTCGAGTTCTGGCCCTACTCGATGAAGCGCTTCGGGGCGGACATCGAGGACCTGACCGGGTTCATCGGGCTCAACTTCGCCTCCGGCTCGTTCGGGCCGGGCGACAAGGACGCGCCGCCGGTCTGGCTGCCCATCGATCACGTCACCAAGGCAATGCAGGAGCGCTGGCGCGCCGAGGGCGAGCCGTTCACCTATCACGAGGTCTACTTGCGTAGAGAGGGACTATGACGACCGAGGGCGACCGGCTCGACCACATCACCGAGGACATCGCCGAGCAAGTCTACCTCTGCCTGAAGGCCGGGTTGACGCACGACGAGATCATCCGCTTCCTGACGCTGGCGCGCGTCGCCACCGAGCGCGGCCACAACACCGTGGCCCTGCCGTTCTTGCCGAAGATGAAGTACCCCGGATGAAAGGAGACGACGATGGATACGCAGCACGTCAAGCTCGACCGCTCCGAGGCCGAGCACCTGTGGCGCAAGTACAAGGAGCACGCCAACTACTCGACGCCCGTCGATCAGGAGATCATGCGCGCCTACCAGTTGCTGGCGAAGGGCCGCCTGATCATCAAGGCGCTGGAGTCGGTGGTGAAGGCTGGCGTCAGCGAGTACGGCCTGCCCAAGCTCGCACTCGCCGGGGCGACGGCCAAGGCCTGCTTCCTTGAGCGCAGCGCCAGCGGCGGTGCGACTATGGCATCGTCCGAAAACTGGCGCGCCAAGAACAACCGCTTCGTCTGGGAGCGCGACACGTTCAAGTTCCCGCGCGAGAGCTTCGCATGGGGCTGGGACCGCAAGGAGCGCGTCACGCGGGAACACCACAAGGCGACACTGCCGATCATCCCGGCGTACCTGCGGCCCAAGCGTGGGCTCGCGAACTATCACGTGCTCTGGGAAGCCGAATGGGAGCCGATCCCGCCGCGTGATCCGTACCTGCTGCGCCGCATCGGCAAGGCGGACCTGTGGCTGGTCGTGGCGCACTGGGAACTCACCGAGGTCGAGCGCGCAGCGCTGGCGACGCGCGTCATCCAGTGATCAGCCTCGGCGAGGTCATCGTTCTGCTGTGCGTCGGCGCGACCCTCGCCGCCATGCTGCTGGGCATCCAGTACGTGGTCTGGTTCGACCTGCCGCAGCGGCTGATCGATTTCATGCAATACGATGATGAAGATCACGAGCCATGGTGATGCGTTCCGTGGCCATCCTGCTAATCGCATGGGTCGTGCTCTCTATCGACTGGTCGAGCATCGATGACACGCCGCTGTGGCGAGCCGTCGCCAAGATCGAGTGCTACTGGCACCACGGCGAAGCCGTGTGCCGCGACTTAGCAATAGGAGAACGGTGATGGTGAAGATGACCATCGAACTGACCGACGACTGGGCGACGCTCGTCGGTGTGAAGCCGAACATGCCGGTGCGCATCTGGCGCGGCGTGAGCGAGAAGGGCACGCCGGTCACGGCCTACGTGTTCGCCGTCGCCGTGCAGGGTGGTGCTGACGAGTCGAAGTACGAGGAGTTCGCCGACTTGGTCGAGTACAGACCGGCGCGCGAAGTCGAGACGATCACGCTCAGCTTCGCTAAGTCTAGTAGCCCCGAAGACGACGCGCCCTCAAAATAGGGCGTCTCGACTTTTGCTTCCTCCTGTGCTAAAATCTTTCATTCGATTGAACACAGGAGAAGTCGAATGTTGTTGATGAGTGATGACGATCTCGCGATCCCCGCGTTCCTGCGGCGGTCGAGAGATCAGAAGCCGGTGGAGGTGAAGCCCCGGCGCAAGCGCTTCAAGGCGCGCAGGCCCGAGGGCGAGCGCTACGAAGACGCCGAGCGTTGGGAGGTCTTCATCGCGAACACCGACCACTACCTCCGTCGACTGGGCAGCGGCATCCGCCGCGTCTGGGTCGCCGAGGATGAGACCGGCTCCCGGCTGATCTGGCTGCACGACGGCGGGGCCGAGCAAAGCGTCTCGATGTCGGACTGGGCGCGCATCAGCGCCAAGGGTCGGAGGCTCGCATGACCGTGAGCTACGACGACGTGGGCGCGGCGTGGGGAGGAGCGATCCTCCCCCCGATCACCAAGGCCGAGGTCGTGCCGCTGGCAGCCAAGCTGTTCGCGAAGTTCGCCAAGCACCCGGACATTGACCCGATCTACCTGCGGATGCCGTCATGGTTCCGCCGGGGTCGGCGGTGCTGGGCGAACACCAAGCCGCAGGACACGAAGCGCTACGCCAACGGCGGGCACAACGGTCTCGGCCGCATGGTTCACGATTGCAGCCACTACCTGTTCGAGGTCATGCACCCCGGCAAGCTGACGCACTCCCACGTCCACGCGGCGCTGGAGAAGGCGATGGTCGACTACGTGGTCAGGAAGGGCTGGCATCTGCCGAAGGCCAAGCCTGAGCCGAAGCCGAAGCCCGACAAGGCCGAGGTCCGCGCGCTCAAGCTGCTGAGCGTCACCGCCCGGATCGAGCGATGGGAGGCCAAGGCCCGCCGGGCCGAGAACGCCCTGCGCAAGCTGCGCCGGTCCAAGGCCGGGCTGGAGCGTGCCCTAATTTCAGGGCCTGTGCAATAACCACCATGCCCTAATTGCAGGGCATATGAAATCGAGATCGGGGGCTTGCAAATTTTTTGCAAATCCCCATCTCTGTGGTGGGCCGCCGTGGCCCGGAAACACAGGACCATATGAGAACCGACCTTCATCGCCCGAGCACCATCCAGCCGCAGGAGTACGACTACGTCAGTTGTGACTATCTGGGCGGCGGCGTGGACTCCATGGCGTTCCTCAGCGACCGCATGTTCTTCCGCGAGCATCAGAAGCGCACGGGTGGCACGTGGTCTCATCACGAGCACGGTGGCACGTGCCACGTGTGCGGCGCGCACGCCATGTACGTGGCGCGCTTCCATCATCGCCCGAGCAACGCCTACATCCAGACCGGCATGGACTGCGCCGAGAAGATGGACATGGGCGACGCCACTGCCTTCCGCTCGTTCAAGAAGCGGATCGCGGCTGGCCGCAAGACCTTCAAGGGCAAGGCCCGCGCGCAGGAGCTTCTGGCCGACCGCCAGTTGAACACCGCGTGGACGATCTACACCGCGACCTACGACGCGCCGCTTCCCCGCGAGGAGTCGATCATCACTGACATCGTCTCGAAGGTCGTGCGCTACGGCTCGATCTCGGACAAGCAGGCGAACTTCGTGGGCAAGCTGCTGAGCGACATCAGCAACCGCGCCCAGCGCACCGCCCAGCGCGAGGCCGAGAAGGCCGCCGCCGCGCCGCTCCCGGTCAGCGACCAGCGCATCACCATCCGGGGCGAGGTCGTCAGCACCAAGCTGGTCGATGGCTTCCGGGGCTCGGTGCTCAAGATGCTGGTCCGCCATCAGGACGGCTGGAAGGTGTGGGGCACGGTCCCCGCCGGTCTGAGCGTCGAGCGCGGCGACACCGTCGAGTTCAGCGCCAAGGTCCAGCCGAGCCGGGATGACCCGAAGTTCGGCTTCTTCAGTCGCCCGACGCAGGCCCGCAAGATCGGGCCTGCCGACGACCAGCGCAGCGAAGACGGCGACGGTGCCCGCACCGACTACTCGACCGGGTCGGCCGAGCCGGAGCCGGACTACAACGACTTCAGCGGCGACAATCATCAGATGTAACCCCCGCAACCCCGCTCAGGCCTGAGAACCTGACGCGGGGTCAGGGAGTCGAGAGAACCAACACAGGAGAGTTCAATGGGTGCGTATGTCTATCGAGTGACGGCCGAGCGCGTGAAGCTCACGGACGGCCGCGAGGCCAACGTGGCGAAGTACGCCTACAAGCCAAGCTGGGGCGAGCGCAAGCACAACTCCCGCATGGAGTTCAAGACTGGCTGCCACGCCAGCCGCAGGCTGGTCGCCGAGGGCCGGACCACCGGGCGCATCGTGTTCGACACGTTCCCCGGCTCGAAGGTCTACGAGTACGAGCGGGCGACGCTGTTGGACGATAGCTTCAACCGCAAGCCGCTCGACGTGGTCGTGGCCAACCCAAAGGCCAAGGTCCAGACGCTCTGGACGGTGCAATACGTCAACGGCAACGCGACGCTGATGAGCGGCCCAGATGCCGGGCAGCACCCGGTCGAGACCCTGCGCGTCCCGGCCGATACCTTCTCTGAGGCTGCCGATCTCGTGCGCGGGCTGAGCGAAAAGTACGAGGTTTTGATGTCCTCTTTTTAGGGCTTGCAAAAATCTTTCAGCATCCCCATCTTGGTGGGGAGGGCGAAGCACCCCGGAGTGTCGGGGACGGCCTAGGAAATGCAGCCGCCGGGTCGAGCCCCGGCATCACCCCAGAACCCCGCCACGGTTAGGACCCGTGAGCGGGGTCGGGGAGTCGAGAGAACCAACACAGGACCATCATGACTGACACACAAGTAGAGATTCTGTTCACCGCCTCCGCGCGGTGCAAGGAGGCCGCCAAGCTCCTCAGCCAGTACGGCTTGGAGTCGGATGCCTACGACGCCGCGAGCGTCAGCCGCAAGCTGCTCGACCGAGCGTGGGACCTCCGCGCCGAACTGGCCAAGGCCCGCGCGGTGCCGCAGATGGCCGAGGGCGACCTCGGCCGCTTCGAGAACATCGAGGCCGAGGCCGTGAAGGTCGGCGACTGGCTGGTGATCGGCGGCGACGGTGCCCGCGAGGTCGCGGCCATCGAGTGGACGCGCCGGACTAGCGTTGGCGGCACGCGCTACATGCGCGCCCGCGTCGAGTTTGCTGACGGCAAGTACCGCTACCTCGCCGAGCGAGAAGTGGTGGAGGTGGTGCGATGAGCAAGTACCGAGAGGCGATTGCCCGGCTGGTCGAGGAAGCCAAGCGCACCTCGCCCAAGGGCGTCATCGAAACCTCGTCTGTGCGGCTACGCATGATCGCGCGGCTTCACCGGGTGAGCGTCCTGAAGGTCGGCGACGACTTTCTGGCCGCCGCCAAGAAGGCCGCGAAGACCCGCCGCTGAACCCTTGAACCCCGAACGTCACGCCCTCTATTTAGGGCGTGACACAGGAGATCATCGTGAACGACATCAAGCGCTTTCAGGTCGGCACCACCTACGCCGACAACTTCACGGGCGATAGCCAGTTGTGGAGCTTCTTCCGCATCGAGGCGCGCACCGCGAAGACCATCACCACCGAGGTCCACGGCAAGCGCGTCGTGCGCCGCCTCTCGGTCTACAACGGCGTCGAGCAGTTCAAGCCCTACGGCTCGTACAGCATGGCGATGATCGTCAACGCCAACGACACCCTCGACCGGGTGCCGATGGCGGCGCGGCTGAACCTCACCCGGACGCTGGAGGCCTGAACCATGATCCCCAAGGGCATCCTCGTGCGCGTGCTCACGACCAACGGCGGCGACACCACCGCCCGGCTGGCCGAGCCCTATCGCCACAGCGACTGCGAGATCGTGCTCGAAGTGCCGAACCGGCCGACCGAGTCGTTCCGCATCTGGCACGACCGGATCAAGCGCGTCATCGTGCTCGAAAGCAAGGTGCCGCGTGAGTGAACGGCACGACCTGCTGGTGAAGGCCTACGCCTGCCTGCGCCGGGCGCACGATGCGCTGAAGCTCGCCGAGGCCGCCGTCGAGGCGGCCAACCTCGCCATCATCAACCACAACCTGCCGCCGGGCGTCGCGCCCTATGGGCCGAGCACGCCTGAGCCGGAGCCGCAGAAGCGCGTGTTCCGCCGCCAGCGCGTGATCTATCCGAGCAAGGCCGAGCGTGCGGCGGCCCTTGAAAACGGGAAGGCCACGCCCTAAATTTAGGGCGTCACAACAACACAGGAGAGTGACATGGCAAGAAGGAAGGACCCGCCGACCGTCAGCACGATTGTCGGCAGCATCACCAACCTGCGGGTTGGGGCGAACACCGCCGAGGACAAGCCGAACACGGTGTTCATCGACATGAGCTTCGCGGCCGGTGACAAGGACGCCGCGAACGACCTGCTGTATGCCGCCTGCAAGGTGGCGAACCTGAGCGGTGCCTACGGCGCGCTGAAGGACCTGTTCGCCGACGAGGAGCGGATCGCGACGCTGGTGCAGCATCACATGCTGCGCGAGCGGGACCGCGACGAAGCCGCGCGCAAGGCCAAGGAGGCTTCCGATGCCGCGCGTCAATAAGGTCGAGCGCGCCCGCAAGGCGATCCCGCATGCCGGGATCGCGGTGGGTGACACGTACTACTGGTGGACGTTCAAGAACCAGCGCGGGCCGGGGACCAAGGTCGTCAGCAAGGCGTACCCGCGTCCCAGCCAGTTGACGCGGTCGAGCTTCAAGAGCCAGTGGCGTAGCTTCAGCGAACAGATGGGCGACCTCAGCCTCGATGACGGCCTGTATGACGCGCTCGTGGAGATCGCGGGCGAGATCAGGTCGCTGGGTGAGGAGTGCCAAGGCAGCCTCGACAACATGCCGGAGGGCCTGCAACAGGGCGCGACCGGCGAGATGCTTCAGGAGCGCATCCAGAACTGCGAGACGTGGGCCGACGAGATCGAAGGCCTCGACCAGCCCGAACTGGAGGAGCCGGAGGAGCAGAGCTTCGAGGACTTCCTCGACAACTACTCGATGCCGGAGCCCGAACGGCTCGACCTCGCGACGGTCGAGGACTACCTCGACGCCGTTCAGGACTGGGCGACCACCGCGTGGGAGCAGTACCTGACCGAACAGGCCGACGCCAAGGAACAGGCCGAGTCGGACTACGAGGCCGCGCTGGAGGAACTGCGCGACGCGGCGATCAACGCCGATCCGGGGGAGGTGTGAGATGGCGACCGTCAAGCAAGTGCGCGACGAACTGATGAAGCTCGACCCGGCGCTGGACGACCATCAACTGGTCGTCTGGTTGCCGGGCAGCAAGATCGACCTGCACGGCACTGCGCTGGTGATGAAGAACACCACCGAGGTCCTGATCGAGGGCAACGTCCGCGAGGGGAGCGCGCTGTCGTCATGATCCCGAAAGGTTAGGCAAGAGCGCTTTGGGGGTAATACCTGAGCGCCGCAGTCGGACAATTCCATCCTTGTCAATCGCAGATTGCATGCCCTACAAAGGGGACATGGGGAGAGTGTAGTGGGACGCCATAGGTTCACAATCCAGCAGTGGGAAGGCATCGTGCGAGCCTCCATCCGGGTCAAGCGCCCGGATGACGTGGGCCAGATCGCCGCCATCGCCCTGCGCGAGGAGTGCCCGGCGTGGCATGCAGCCTCGATCTTCTACAAGACGCTCGACTCCTGCATGTGCGCGCCCTGCGTCCGGGCGCGGAGCAGGGTGCTCGCGCGCAAGCGTTCAAACGGTGGAGGCTCAAGCAACAACGCATGAAGTACGTCTGCGAGATCGAGATCAACTGCTGCAACGGCTCAGTGGTCCCGCCCGGCGGGCCAGTCATCTGGTCCGCCCCGGTCGTCAGCGCCGACCCGCACGTCCAGCACGTCCGGGTCGTCGTCGCCGACGCCAACCTGCCACGACAGGAGGTGCTGTTTCTGGTCGAGATGATGGTGGTGGATACCGTCAAGCGCCTGTTGCAGAACTACACGGTGAAGCCGCAGAAGCGCGCGGCCAAGCCGGTCGTCACGGTCGCGCCGCTGCCGGTGATCGAGCCTGACCCGGTGCCGGTGCCGCTGGCGGCCAAGGTGGCGGCCGAATGAACGCCCTGCGCGCTGCGGCGTCGTTCGCCCTGATACTGGCGCTCATCGTGCCGCTGTTCCTGCTGATGGTGCTGGTCTTCAGCCTCAGCCAGATCGTGGTCGACGGCCTGTACTGGGTGCTGCTCTGGCTGTCGCGCCTGTCGCTGCGCCTGTACGACCACGACCCGATCCTCGACGTGCGCGAATATCGTCCGGGCCAGCGCGTCTTCCCCATTGAAAGCAACGACGACGCGCCCTAAATTGAGGGCATGAGAACGAACACCATCATGACCGAGGACCAGATCGAGCGCGCCGTCGAGCGCACCACTGACGCCATCGACGCCCAGTACATGGCGGGCAAGCTGAGCGAGTCCGAGTACAAGGACAAGCTCAGCAAGCTCGACCAGTGGGCCGAGCGCGAGTACCGCTTCGCCAAGGGGGCCGCATGAGCGCGACCTATCAGGGCGTGGACGGCAAGGTGTACCGCGAGCTTATCCGCCCGGTGCGCATCGAGATCACGCGCGTCGAAGGCCTCGCCAGCGAGTGCGGCATCGTGCAGGTCTGCCGGGGCTGGACTGACGCCAACAACACGCTGCGCACGAACAGCCGCACCGCGCCGACCGGCGGCGGGTACGACAAGCACGACTTCAAGGTCGTGTTCGCCGATGGGCTGGAGTACGTGGGCCGCTACGACCTCAAGCACTGGCGCGTCCAGTCGCCCGATCTTGCCGGGCACGTGCTGGGCTTCGTGCGCTGGGTCGCCAACGACCGGCGCGCTGCCGAGGAGATGCGGCCCGACCAGATCGACGCCGCCCGGCGGTTGCTGGAGAACTACGACCTCGAACAGGGCGCGGTGCTGGCATGAGCGACGAGGACAAGGACTTCGTGATCGACGGCATGGAGGTCGCCAAGCTGCGCCGCGTCATGACCCGGCTCTACAACAGCGACGACAAGCCGCTGAAGCCGGGTGAGGCCCGCGACTTGGCGAACGCCATGCACGGAGTTCTGGGCGGGCTCGCCGAGGTGAGCCTGTCGGTGCTGGACGACCTGAAAGAGAAGTTCCCGTGATGCCGATGACGAAGACCGCGACCTGTGCCAAGTGCGGCGCGCAGATCACGCTGATCAAGACCGGCGTGACCGAGTACAGCTACAAGTGGGTGACGGACCCGCACAAGCCGAACAGCACGTGGAAGTGCCACACCACCCGCGATTTCCCGCTGCGCAGCCACGCGCCCGAGGAGAAGGCCCCGGCATGAGCACCCTGCCGCTGCGCTGCCTGTACTCGCCGAGGGAGGACCAGCCGCCGGTCGACCCGGCGCGCTGCCTCGCCGCTGTGCTGCCGCCGACCACGGCCAAGCCAGCCTACCAGTGCAAGCGCCCGGCCCGGATCGGCCACTTCTGCACCTACCACGCCACCCAGCGGGCACCCCGCAAGCTGGATGTGGTCATGCCCGCAAAATAGGGCACAATCCATAGGCCCTCAAAAAAGGGCATCAGGGGCTTGCAAAACTTTTTCAGTGAGCCTATCTCTGTGGTGCCCGGCGGGACCATCCCGGCAGCCGGAGCAAACACAGGAACTACCACTTCAATGCTTAAAGGTTTGTCGCTTTCCGAGTTGGCCCAGCGTATCGAGGGCCTGAAGACCCAGAAGAAGGACTTCATCGCCGACACCGCGTCGGTCGAGATGAGGCCCAGCGAGACGGGCACGTCGCTCGTCATCCCCAGCCAGCAGCCGCTCGCCATCCGGCCGACTGCTCACAACCAGATCGCCAACCGCCTCGGCATCCCGGTCAAATACTACGACCGCATGCTCGCCGACCAGCCGGAGCTTCTGGCCCAGAACGTCAACACGTGGTTCCACGCGAACCCCGAGAAGCGCATGGTCCGCGTCCTGAAGGACAACGTCCGCGCCTTCCTGTCGAACCAGTATCAGCGCATCGAGAACGAGGAAATCGCCGAGGTCGCGCTGCCGGTGCTGCTCGACATCCCGCAAGTCCAGATCGTCTCCTGCGAAGTGACTGAGCGGCGCATGTACATTCAGGCGGTGAGCCCGCGTGTACAGGGCGAGGTCAAGGTCGGCGACGTGGTGCAGGCCGGTGTCGTGATCTCGAACTCCGAGATCGGCTTCGGCGCGGTGTCGGTGACGCCGATGGTGTACCGCCTGCGCTGCCTCAACGGCATGATCCTGCCGGACCAGCGCTTCAGCGCTCGTCACGTCGGTCGCAAGATCGAAGACAACGAGGCCCTGTGGGCCGACGACACGAAGAAGGCGGACGACCGGGCGATCCTGCTCAAGGTCCGCGACATGGTGCGGAACGCGGTCGGCGAGATCGAGTTCGGCAAGGTCGTCGCCAAGATGCAGGGCATGACCGAGGCCAAGATCGTCGGCAACCCGGCGGCTGCGGTCGAGGTGCTGGCCCAGAAGATCGGTGCCAACGAGACCGAGACCGGCGGCATCCTGCGGTCGCTGATCGAGGGCGGCGACTTGAGCAAGTGGGGCGTGCTGAACGCCGTCACCGCGCAGGCCCACGACGCCACCGACTACGACCGCGCCGTCGACTTCGAGAAGCTGGGCGGCCAGTTGCTGGAACTGCCGCAGGCCGAGTGGAAGCAGGTACTGGAGGCCGACGCGGCCCCGGTGCGCCGCCGCCGCCGCGCCGCTGCCCAGCCGGTGATCGATGTCGAGGCGGTGCCCGTCGCTGCCTAAGAACTTGGGAGGGAGGGAGCGGATGGGAAGCCGCTCCCTCTCGCGTGGGGGACGCCGGGCGGTTTGTGTCCTGTGTTGGCCGCCCGGCAACCACCCCGATCTACCACAGGAACCCGGCCCGCTCAGCCCTGAAAAGCTGACGCGGGCTTAGGGCGTCGAAAGGAAGGTGTTGAGTGATTCGAGTTTTTGCCATCGCCGCGCTGGTTTGCGCGGCCACCAGTGTCGCCGCCGCCACGCCGCGCGGCCCATGGAATGTCACGTGCCAGACCTATCCCGGCGCGCAGACGTGGAAGGACGCCTACGACCTCGCCGTGAACAGCGGCGCGTTCTCGTTCACGCTGGCCAATGGCACGGAGGTCCGCACCACGGCGGGCATGAACTGCTACGCCACGCTGGCCAAGGTGACATCGTGAAGCGTCTTGCCATGGCGTGCGTACTGGCGGGCGTTGCGCTGAGCACGAGCGGCTGTGCCGTGCTGCTGACCGGCTACCTGATCGGCGACGGCATCGCCCGGAGCAAGGCCGTCGAGACCTGCCGGGCCAACCTGAAGACGACGAACGACGCCCGCATCCACAAGGGGCAGGAACCGTTCCCCGACCAGTGCGGCCAGTGACGAGAGGGCTTGTAGTTCTCCCGGTCACGCCCTAAATTGAGGGCATCGAAACACAGGAGAATGACAATGCAGTTTCCTCAGATCAACATCAACGGCACGAACGCCGAGGTCCTGAAGCAGGAATACCTCGACGCCATCCACGCCATACAGGCCGCGCAAGCTGCGATGAGCGCCCTCACGGTCCACGGCCGCGACTACCAGACCATCGCCACCAGCCCCAAGGGTGACGCGGCGTCGCTTGCCTACCATGAGCATATCGCGCGCCGCGAAGCCCTCAACAAGATCGAGCGCGATCTGATCGCCATCGCCACGGAGATCGACCGCCAGATCGGCGAGCGCGAAGCGATCCGGGGGAGGGCGTGATGCCACGGGGTCGCCCGCGCGGCGTGAGCAATTGGAAGACCCGGCGCGTGTCGTTCGTGATGGGCGATAGCTACCAGCGGATTCACCTGATCGGCGTCAAGATGCCGGTGCGCGACACCGGCATGAACGAGGCAGGCGTCTTCGAGTACGAGGGACCCATCGAGGCCCGGCTCAAGAAGTTGGAGGAGGAGATGCCCGAACTCGTGCGCGACCGCGATCTGGTCGGCGTGCTGATCGGCGAGACTGGCGTGACCGCCACGGGCGTAATCACGTGGGTCAAGCAGAGCGACGCCCGCGACGAGGTCGGGGCCGAACTGATCGGCAAGCAGCTTGGCCGCCGGAGTGCGCTGCGATGATCTTCGTCGTCATCCTGCTGGTCGTATCGGCGTTCTGCGCCTTTCGACGGCTGCGCGACGCCTTCTTCACCGTGCTCGGCGCGGTGATCCTGATCGGCCTGTCGACCTGCGTGCTGCGCGCCGACGATTGGGACAACCGCGTCAAGGCGGCGCGCAAGACCTACGATGACTGCCTGACCAAGGCGCGCAGCGAGAACGAGGAGGAGGCATGCCGCGACCAGTACATTATCCAGCGTGCGGCCCTGTTGACCGAAGCCGTCAACCGCCTCGCCAAAAAGCCCCAGCCCGTGGAGGAGTGAGCATGCCGACGACCGAAGAACTGATGAAGCGCGTCGATGACCTGAGCAGCGCGATCAACGACCGGCTGGGCGCGCTGCACGGCCAGATCACCAAGCTGGTCAAACAGAAGAACGCGCTGGAGGAGGCCAACGTCCTGCTGGTCGTGACGCTCCAGAAGATCAGGCGGGAGGCGCTCAAGATCACCGTGCCCGATCTGGAGGCGCAGATCGACAGTGCGCTCGAAGCCGCCAAGCAGCACATCGAGAAGGCCGAATGAAGGGCATCCCGCGCGAGATCGTCCAGTACATCACGCCCGAGTGGGTAGAGAAGGCGCGCGCCCTGCTGCGCGAGAGCTACGACGTGGAGCCCGAGGAGGTGATGACCGAGGCCCGCGTCAATGCTGCGCTGGGTGCGCTGCGCCTGATCTTCGAGCGCATGCAGAAGGAACGTGACATCAGTGCCGACGATCTCGCCCACGACGAAAGCGGCATGCGCAGCCTGCTCGACGGTGCGCTCGACTTCGACCGCGCGACGCTGATCGACGGCGTGCCGGTTCTGCCGATCATGCTCTGCATCGCGCTCTTGCACATGAGGAGGCTGTCGTCATGAACGGATCGCTTCACATCGTGCGCCCGGATCGACCGATCTCGCGCATCGACACCACCGACCCGCAGAACATTCTCGAACTGATCAAGCCCGCGCTGAACGGCGGCTACGTCGAGGCGGTGCCGAGCTTCTACGTCTACGAGGGCCAGCAGTGCGTCGCCTTCTGCGACGAGGATGGGAAGAACAAGAAGTTGCCCTTCAACGCGCAGGCCACGTTGCTGTGGGCGCGCGCGCTCGACCGCCAGCCGTCCGAGATCGGCGACTACCTCGTCGGCACTGTCATCATCGTGACAGGCGACGCCGAGTTCATGGAGGGCCTATGAGCACGAACGATCTGCCGAAGCCGCCGAAGGACATGCTGGAGTTCGTCGCGACGCAGAGCCTGACGCCGATGAGCGGGCCGGTGCTCAACGAGCAGCAAGTGATCGCAGCGGCCGGGAGCGCCATCAAGGCCTTGCGCGAGCGCGGCATCAAGCTGCCGGAGACGCTGTACGACCGCGAGACCATGATCGAAGCGCGCGCTTACGCCATGATGTGGGAGGAGGCGCAGCACCGGCACAACGAGAAGCTGCTCGACCGGATGGTCCGCTCCGACTTCTTCTGGGAGCGCCTGTTCCTCGTGCAGATCGAGAACTGTCGTCACGCACTGATGGAGCGCTTCGGCTACACCGAATCGAACTTGCCGCAATGACCATGATGCTGTTTACCGAAAGCGGGCAGCCTGATATTAGGGCATCCATGAGCAAGCAGCGACCACGTGATTTCAGGGAGCATCCTCCCACGAAGAAGGAAGCCGTTCGCTACCGCCGCCTGCTGGAGCGCGTCGGTCGTGCCCTCTACGGCAAGCGCTGGAAGTCCGAGATGGGCCGCGCCGTCGCCGTGAACCTGCGCACCGTGCGCCGCTGGGACGGCCTCGAAACCGTGATCCAGCCTGATCTCTGGCCGCGCGTTCTGGAGCACATCGATGAGCGCATCGACCGGGCGAAGGAACGGCGGGCCGAGGTCATCGAGGTCATGAACGAACTGAAGGTGAGCGCATGAAGCTGACCGACAAGGTGCTGGTCGATTTCGATCAGCGGCCGATGATCACGCCGGACGGCAAGACGACGTGGACCGTGCGGGTCGTGCTCATCAACGCCTGCGTCCAGCCGGGCGATCCCCAGCAGCCGCCACGCACCGAACTGGAGCACCGCCGCCGCTACCTGCTGGCGCAGAAGCTCCACGCCGTGAAGCCGGGCGAGGAGATCGACATCCCGGTCGCCATGGTCGTACCGCTGCGCCGGGACATCAGCCGCCTGTACGGCACGATGATCGCTCACCCGATGTTCGAGGCGCTGGGCGGCTACGACGACCTTGAGGAAGAAGCGGCGGGGGTGACGCACTGAAGTCACCGGGGGAGGGGGAGATGACCAACTCTGACATGCGCGTCATGAAGCTGCTTGTCGGCATGCCGATGATCTTCGGCATGGGGCTGTGGGGTCTCAGCATGTGCAGCAACGCGCACGGCCAGCAGACCACGTCCACCCTGTGCTGGAAGGAAGGGGCCTACCGGGTGTGCCGGGAGCGCGACACGACGCCGACGCCCGTGCTGCGCGGGCGCGACACCGGCCAGCGCGAGACGATCACGCGGTGCTGGAAGCAGGGCTCGGAGGAGCGCTGCGAATCGAAGACCTACCAACGATAGGGAGGAGACCATGGCAGCGAGACGCAAGGCAGCGAAGAAGAAGGCCCGCAAGGCCGCCAAGCCCAAGCGGCGCACGCCCGGCCCGGCCGAGGCCGCCAAGGCCGCCAAGGATGTGCTCGACCGGGTGGCCAAGACGATGACCGCGAAGGCCGCCGTCGAGTTCTACGGCCAGATCATCGACCACTGTCAGGCCCAGACCGACACACTGGAAGCGGCGGCGTGAGCGACTTCGAGCGCATGCTGGCCATCGCGCTGGCGCTCTACATGGCCATCGGCACGGTGTTCGCCCTGTCAGTGCTGAGCGGCCTGCTGGCGCGTGTTGCCCGGCCCCAGACCGGGGCCGAGTGGCGGGCGTTCTGGTTCGCCAACGTCACGTGCTTCCTGCGCTGGTCGACCGGCTGGCTGCCCATCGTGCTCTGGTACTGGCTGCGCGAAGACCGGGGTCGTCTGTGACCGGGCGGTGACATGGCAGAGTTACCTTCCGTAACCGATCCGCTGACCCTAGGTGTCGACACCCCGTCGACACCCCAGCGGCTTGGCAGCCGTGACCAGCACGTAGGCTCGGCCGCCGGGGCCGTATCTCCGGGCGCTCCCGGCCAAGGCCCTCTGGCGGTCAAATATGGGCTTCCCCAGTCGGCAGTAGGGTCTTTAAGTTGCGCGCCCCGTGCGATGGTGCCGGGCGACCTCTGGCCGCCGACCGTGATCAGCCACCACTGCTTCATGGTGTGGGCACGCCACGACCCGGCAGGCCTGCGCGCCCTCATCGAGCAGCGCGGCCCGATCCGGGTGCGCGTGCCGGTGCCGCGCCAAAAATGGCCACCACCGACCGTGGGCTGAGTGGCGCATGATCCGACGAGGGAGACCGAACATGCCTGAGCGCCGAGACGTACTCGCCGGGCTGGCCGCCGGAACGGTCAGCGAGGCCACGCTGCAATGGCTGCGCGACGCTCCTGCGGCATCGGCCGAAGCGCTGGCGGCCCTCACCGCCACGCCGCCTGATCCGATCCCTCCTGACCCTCAACCACCGGAGAACGGCATGCTGACGATGATCAACAACGAGGGCGACCTGCGCACTGCGCTTCAGACCGCCGCCAACGGCGGGCGCATCGTGGTCGACCCCGCCAGTCCGCCGATCACGGTGAGCGCCAAGATCGTCGTGCCCGTCACGAAGCCCAACTTCTACTTCGACGGCTCAGGCCTCCAGATCGGCACCGCCATCGCGAGCTACGATCACCTGCTGGAGTTTCAGGATGGGCAGCCGGGCTTCCGGCTGAAGAACCTGTTCGTCACGGGCGACTATCCCAACCGGCGCTGTGGCGATGCCTTCCGCTTCGTCTCCAGCAACCAAGGCAACAACGAGAGCTTCTACAACTTCTCGATCCAGAACCTGCGCGTCGAGCACGTCGCGGGCAACGGCTACGTGTTCATGGGCGCGTTCGAGGGCTCGGTCGACATGATCGAGACCAACGATGTCGGCAAGACCGGCGTCATCTTCGAGAACGGGCCAACCGGCGGCGGCACCACCACGCAGATCACCGTCAACAACGCGCAGCTTTCCCGCTGCGACGGCTGGGGTGCCGAGCAACTGGCATCGTCCGATCAGGTGACGTGGCTGTCGCCGAAGTTCGTCTGCAACGGCATGGGTGGCATCCATGCGACGAACGGCATCCACATGATCTGGAACCCGCAGATGGAGAACGCCGGGCAGATCATGGTGGTGGTCGACAAGCAGGACTGGGCCGGAGCCGAGATCGCGAGCCCGCAGCTTGCGAGCGACGGCAACTGGACGCGCAACTGGGTGACGCCGCACACCGGGCCGACGCAGTACATCGTGAAGTGCCCGGCGGGCGCGGTCGCCGTGACAGGCGTGCCGAAGCTGCGGGGCTACGGCGGGCAGGCGACGCAGCCCGGCTGGATGCAGGTCTGGTATCCGGGCAGCCAAGGCAGCCAGAAGACCGACAACGTGCCATCGACGGCGCAGAGCAAGGAGGCCGCCAAGCAACAGGCGCGGCCGATGATGACAGGAAGGGAGAAGGCGTGATGGCAGACGAACAGTACAAGCAGGAGCGCGCCTACAAGGAACTGAGCGAGCACGTCGGCAAGCAACTCGCCATCATCAGCGGCGAGCTAGGCCCCGATGCAATGGTCGTGATCATCCAGCGGCTGGTCGAGGAGCTTTACACGCTGGCCGCCGCCAGTGAGGAAGCCTCCGACGCAGACTGGGATCGCAAGGCCAATCCCGGCGCAGGCGCGTGGGACCAGACCCGATGACGGTCCTGTACATCGCGCTGGTGGTGATCGCGCTGAGCTTCGCCACGTGGGTCGCGCTCAGGCTCACCGCACCCAAGCCGACGCCTGATGTGCTGACCGGCGTCGCGCCGCCGCCTGACATCCTGTGGTGGCTCAAGACGCCACCCGGCGTCGAGAAGCCGATCCGCAAGTGGGAATGGCTGATCGCCTACACGGCGTTCGGCGTGATCCTCGCCGTCCACTGGGTCGGCGAGCGCCTGTTCCCGCGCTGGTACAACGGCGAGTACGGACGCATCTCGCCAGCCAGCGAGGAGATGGCCCGGCGCGCGGGCCAGCCACGCTAGGTGACGGCGAAACACTCGTTGCGCGGGGTCGCGCCGAAATTGGCGCGACCGACATGGACCCACTGACTGTACTCATCGATCAACTGGTCGATCTCAAGCTCTGCCATGTGAGGCTGAACGGCGGCGATGATCCCTTGGATCGTGAAGCCCTCGGCATGGAAGTCGGCGGCGCAGCCGAACAAGTGAGCCGAATTTTCCGCGCCACCGACCGCTTCGTTGAGGTCGCCACAGCGGAAGCCGGACGTGATGGTGATCGGCACGTCGCCCAGCAACTTGCGGATGCCTTCGAGCGTGTTGTTGCAGAGCAGGATCATCTGAACGAGGCAGTCCCAGTTGGGCGCATTGACGATGCCCTCGGCTTGAGCCGTGTCCGACCGGATCATTTCCTCAAGGCTAAAGTTCGGGCTGAGCAACATGGGCATTACCACTCACTCCCTCTCAACGGATAGTTGACGGGCACGACGGTACACTCGAACTCGCGCCTCAAGTAGCCGATCACCTTGGGCCAGTGCCCGCCCGTGGTCGGCAAGCCGACATGGAAGATGCGCTCCATGCAGACGATCTTGTCGTCACGCGCGAGCGTCACCTCCATCTTGAAAGGCGGGTCTGGCCAGTCAGGCGGTTTGGTGCTGCTGCAACCAGCCAGCAACAGGATGAGCGCCAGACACCGCTTCACATCACTCGCGCTCGGGCGGTGACGCAGGAGCCTGCGGCGGCACAGGGGGCGGCGGCGGTGGCGGCTCCTCGTGCTCGTACTTGACCTGACCCGCCGTCCCGAGGAACTGCGTGAGGTCGACGGTCTCGGTGCGCGGCTGCGGGATGTCGGCGAGCCCGGTGAGCGTCACCATGCGGCTGAGGTAGGCGGGCAGGTTCTCCTTGTCGCCCGTGTAGGGCAGGCGAAGCTGCACGGTGTTCTCGCCGAGCTTGTAGTCGACCAAGAGGTTGCCGCCGTCGACACCGACGACGGCGTAGCTGATCTTGTTCGGATCGTTGGTCATCTCGTGGCCCACTGGTGGCGTTCCGATTTCGTGCGCTGGGTCGGCCATGGCCTACTCCCTGCGGCTGCCGCGATGCGCGGGCGCATGCGGTGCTGGGCGCGGCTGCGGCGGTGTGCCGGTTGGCGGCGCACCCGGCTCGTCGCTGGGGGGCTCCGGCGCGCGGCCGGGATCGGCGCTCGCCTTCTCCTCGCCCGCAGGCATAGTCGCTGCCGCTGGCGCGGGATTGGCGTCGTTCCACAGCCAGCCGACCTCGGGCTCGTCTGCGCCGGGCATGACCGGCGGCGCGATGTACTGGACCTCACCCGGTGCCAAGACCAGCGCGGGGTCGGTCTCCTTTCCGATCTGGGTGATGACGTTGTCCTTGACGCACACGTATGTCGGCATCGATGCCTCCTTCTCAAGGTGATCCGAGTAGTGACAGTTCCCCACCAGCGGCGAAAGTGGTCGAGGTCCACGTGCAGCGCAGGCCCGTGATCGCCAAGCCGCCGCTCTGGTAGCCGCCGCCTTCCATGTCCACGACGTAGGTCCCGGTCTGTTCAAGGAAGCCGCAATGCCAGTTGGCGTACTTCGTCCGGCTGTTGTCTCTGATGTTGTTGATCTTGAGCGAGCCGTTGATGGTATAGCTCACCCGGTTGCCGACCACCGAGCCGTTGAGCGCGAAGCCCGAGGTCATGCCAGAGGCAGTGCTGTTGTACACAGCGGGAGCCGCGCCCGACGCCTGCGCGTGGTTGCCCCACTTGGTCGACCATGCATAGCTGGATGCAATGACGCCGCTCGCCGTGATGACTTGGACGATGAAGTCCTGCGCCCCGGTGGTGGCACTCACGTCGAAGCGCAGTTCGAGATCGTTGATGTCGGACGGAATCGAGGTCAGGTCGATGGGACCGACGCCCGCAGTCGGTGAGATGCGATAGAGTTGCCGCCATGTCGGCGTGTAGACCGGCGAGGGCTGCGCGCCGCCGGGCAGCGCGAACGCGCCGAACCAGAACGGCAGGTTGATGTTGGTCGTTGTCCCGGCATAGACCTGCACGTCAATCCAGTCCGTGCCGTTCATGTCGACAATGGCCTGATGGAACGTGTTGCCGTAGTAGCCAGCCGTCCCCGTCGTCATGCCCGGCGATGGGTTTGCGATGACGGTGCCGTTCTTGCGCAGCGTGATGTAGCCCGTGACGGCGGTGCCGGTCTGGCCGAACACATGCGCGGCGAAGACGAAGTAGCGGCCGGGTGGCGGCGTGAACCGCCCGTTCGCGCCGAGCCATCCGCCTGCATTGCCCGACTGGACGGCCCATGCCGTGAGCGTCGTCCAAGCGGCGGGAATACCCGTGGAGTAGATCGTCGCGTAGAAGTCGACGGGCGGCGCGATCAACGCGCTGATCGGCAGCCATGCGGTGTAGGTCGCGTTGTACTGGTAGGCGATGCCGTTGCTGGCATAGAACACCTGATTGGCGACCGGGCTGTTTGGGAAATCGAGCGCCATCACTGCACCACGTAGCTGCGGGCGTAGCTGCCGACTGCCAGCGTCGTGCCCGAGACGAAGCCGAGGCGCAGCGCGGTGATGCCGCCGAGCGCGCCCGTGTCGCCTGACCAGCCCATGGCGTAGCGCGCACCCGACGCGCCCTGCGCGTAGCCTTGGCCTTCGAGGACGTAGCCGGAGGGATAGAGGAACGAGGGACGCAGCACGCCCTTGAAGATGAGCGCGCTGCCGAGGTTGAAGTACCCTTGCCCGGTCGCGCCTGCCGCCGCGACGGTCGTGCCGGTGCCATAGAACATCTGGTACGTGTAGTTGGTGCCGCCGACGATGGCCCCGCCCTGCATCCACTGCACATAGAACGTCTGCGCCGAGGAATCCGAAGTGCCGATGGCGAACTCGATCTCGATCTTCTTGGCGTTCGACGGAAAGGTCGGTCGCATGTCGGTCGCGCCCGCAATCGAGACCACCTCGTTGTAGAGGTACGGCACGCTCGGCCCCGGCTGGATCGTGCCGACGATCTGGCCGACAGGATGCGCGCCGAACCAACCGAAGCTGCCGGTCGCGGCGGGATTGCACGACACGAGGAAGTCGAAGTAGTCGCTGCCGTTGGCGTCCGCCTGCACATTGTGGGGCGTGACACCCCATTGATTGGCCCCCGGCGTGTTGACGGCGGGGCCTTGACCAACAGTCACGCCATTCTTGCGGATCGCGCCGTTGATGCCGATGGCACCGGCATTGCTGTAGCCACCGATGGCAGCGAACAGGTTGTATCTTCCTGCCGGTGGGATGAACCTCCCTGTCCCTGTCGAATACCACGAGCCTGAATTTCCACTGATGACCGGCATCGTGGTGACTTGAGCAGTCGTGCCGAGCGCTGGCGCGCCCGAGGAGAAGAAGTCGGCCCCGGTCGCGAGCGCGCCTGTGCCGGGGTCGAGCGGAACCCATTGATAGCTGTTGCCGTCGAAGTACCAGATGAAAGCGCGCGCGAGATCAGGCTGCCACCAGATTTGCCCGCCGAACGGATTGACGGGCGGCGTCGAGGAGATCGTCGCGCCCGTGGTTGAGCCGCCGACCGCCGCCCAGTAGCCGGGCGAAGGCGAGGCATTGAACTGGTACGTCACACCGTTCGGTGCGCCCCAGAGTTGCTGGTCTGTCGGGCTGTTCGGAAAGTCGAGCATGTCAGGCGGGCGGCGTCAGGTCGAACTTGGCACCCTTAGCCTCCATCAGCGCGATGAGATCGCCAGCGCACGTCGTGCAGAGATTCACCGCACGAAAGACGCCAAGGCCCTGCACGTTGATGATCGCCCAGTCGGCCGGGGGTGCGACGCCTTCGCTCGACTTGGCTTCGGTGCCGCAGCGGTCGCACTTGTAGGTCGCGGAGGTAATCATGCTCACCTCTTGATGATCTTGTTGCAGATGATGGTGGGCTGCACGTTGTAGTGCCCGGTGCCGCTGCCGGTGTTGCCCACGCCGGTCAATTGGATGTCTTGGAAGTAGCCGGAGTTGGTGCCGTCAGCCGTGCCCACTGCGCGCGAGGTGCCGTTGGTGAGGTTGTTGCCGACGAGGCCGACACCCGTGCCGCCGTGATTGTGCGCGGGCAGATTGGCGATGGTCAGGCCCTGATACTCCGCGCCGCCTGCCTGCCCCAGCGTGGCGATGGCAGTGAAGCGGCCCGTGCCGCCATCCGCCATCGCCGTCACACGCGCGCGACAGTCCGGCAAGGCGAACGTGGTCGAGCCGTCGCCCGCGCCGAACGTCGTGCCGATGGCGGCGAACAGCGCGGCGTCCGTCACGCGGTTCTTGAGCGAGCCGTCGCACAAGTACCAGCCCGCTGGCGCGGTGCCGCCCCAGAAGTCTGCGCCAGTGCCCGGCGGAATGGTCTGGCCCTGCGAGGTCGACGGCGCGGCAGGAACCCACTGTCGAGTGTTGGAATCGTTATAGTAGATTAGCAGTTGACCACTGTCTGATTTCCACCAGAGGGTGTTGTCGGCGGGCGAAGCGGGCGGTGTGTCGCCGACCCACACCGACGCGCCGCCGCCCGAGCCAAGCTGCACCCAGCCCGTGCCCGTGCCGTCCGTGTTGTAGTACGGCGCGGTGGGCGCATCGCTGCGCAGGTAGAGCGAGCCACGCGCCGCGACGAGCGTTGGCGCACCCGAGCCGGGGAAGATGCCGAAGTTGGCGGTGCTGGTGAACTTGTAGCCAGCGCCGACGCTGCCGCCCGCCGGGATCGCGGTGTTGACCAAAATCTGATCCGGGCCGGTATTGGCGAGGCCCGCTGCGGTGACGGTGACGACGTTCACACCGTTGACCGCAAGCTGCACGTTCTGACCGACTGGCGCGTTGAGCGTGAGATCGGAGGAGGCAGGCCCGTTGACCCGTGGCGTCGTAACCTGCGTGCCGACGTAGACGTTGGCAGGCCTGTTCGATCCTGAGAGCCCGATGTCGCCCGCGCTGAACTGGAGCGTGCCCGACAGGATGCCGCCCGTGAGCGGCAGGTAGCCAGCCAGCGCCGCCGTCGTGGCGTAGCCCGCGATGGTTGGCGAGCCGGTGAGGTTGGCGTTCGAGATCGTAGGCGCAGTGCCGAACACCAGCGCGCCGGAGCCGGTCTCGTCCGGCACGCACGCCGCAAGGTTGGCGCTGTTCGGCGTGGCGAGGAAGGTGGCGATGCCCGTGCCGAGCCCGGTGACGTTGGCAATCGCGGGCGTGTTGGTGGCGGTGCCCGCCGCCGTCAGGCGGCCCTGTGCGTCGACCGTGAAGGTCGGGACCAGCGCGCCCGAGCCGTAGGAGCCCGCCGTGACGGCGGTATTGGCCAGCCCGACCGTGGGCACGGTCGCGGTGCCGCCGATGCTGATGCCAGTCCCGGCTCCGATGCCGGTGACGTAGGTGCCGCTGGGCTGAGCCCCGATGGCGGCCGGGGTGATCAGCACTGACGAGACCAGCGTCAGCACGCCCTGCGCGTTGTAGGTGATCTGGGCGACGTGGCTCGCGTCACCGATGGGGCCGCCAGCGGTGATCGAGTTCGCCATGCTGATGACCGGCACGGCCCCGGTGCCGCCGACGCTGATGCCGTTGCCTGCCGTGATCGAGGTGACGTAGGTCCCGGCGGGCTGGGCTCCGATGGCGGCGGCGGTGATCGCTGCCGTCGTGACCGTCGTGAGTTGGCCCTGCGCATTGTAGGTCAGCACCGGCACCGTGGCCGCGCCGCCGATGGGGCCTGCCGCCGTGATCGTGTTGGTGATGCCCACGGTCGGCGCAGTGCCCGTGCCGCCTATCGTGATGCCGGTGCCTGCGCCGACGCTCGTCACGTAGGTCCCGGCAGGCTGAGCACCGATAGCCGCCGCCGTGATCGTGGCCGTCGTGACGGTCGTCAGTTGACCCTGTGCGTTGTAGGTCAGGACCGGGACGGTCGACGCGCCCCCGATGGGGCCTGCCGCCGTGATCTGGTTGCTGAGCGCAACGGTCGGTGACGGCGCGACGCCGGAGACGCTGATGCCGGTGCCAGCCGTGATGCCGGTCAGGTAGCCAGCGCCCACCGACATCGCCAACTGGACCCAGCCGGTGGCGGTGCCGTCCGTGTTGATGTAGGGCGCGGCATTGCCTGCGCTGTTCAACGCGATGGTGCCCTTGGCCATCACGATGTTGGGAGCGCCGCCTGCGAAGGTGACGCCGAAGTGCGGCGTGGACGAGAACAGCAGGCCGAGGTCCTGCGTGCCGGTGGCCGGAATCGCCGATGCCAGCCCAGCGCCAATATTGCCAGCGGCGTAGATGTTGCGCGGGCGGGCCGCCGAGATGGTGCCGATGTCGCTGGTGTTGTCGGTGAAGCCCAGCAGGTTGCCGGTCGCAGCAACCTGCCAGTAGGTGTTGCCGTTGACGCCGAGGTTGACCAGCGAGCCGCCGATGTACAGCGGCTGGTAGGAACCGCCGCCGGTCTGGTCGGTGCCCTCAATCGTGGACAGGGTCGTCGTGTGGTAGAACCGGATGCCGCGCGCCGTGCCGCCGAACAGCACCGAGTTCGCGCCGTCCGGCCCGAACTTGGTCAGCAGGCCGGTCGCGCGATTGATGGTGATCGGTGTGTCGAGCGGACCACCTGCATCGGTGAAGCGGCTGAGGAAGAAGTTGGAGCCCGCGTTCGAGCCGCCTTCGGCGGCGTTGTTGACGCCCATCGTCCAGCGCACGACCCCGGCGGTGCGCCATTCGACCCAGCGCGAGTTCGCGGCGGGCGTGTCGAGGATGAACTGCGCGGTCCCTGTGCCCCGGCCGATGTACGAGTTGGCGTACATCTGGTTGAAGTAGTTCGAGGCGTTGCCGACGTTCGAGGCTCCGGCGGTCGGCGAGTAGAGCCCGGTGGTCGAGACGAGCAGCGAATTGGTCGAGCCCGCGCCGAGGTAGAGATAGTTCGCCGAGACGGTGTTGCGCACGTAGGCGTTGGTGCCGTCGCCTTGCAGGAGCAGGTTGTTGACGTTGACCTGATTCTTGACCGTCAGGATGTTGTTGGTGTCGTCCCACGAGAAGTTCGCGTTGTCCTGAGCGACTGCACCCGTGGTGCCCGCGAACAGCACCGAGCCCGTCGTCAGCGCACCGCTCGGCTTGGTGACGACGACGTTGGTGTCGATGGAGATCGTGCCGACGCCGACAATCGGGTTCGGCGAGCAGACGATGCCGGTGCCTTGGCTAACGCTGAGCGTCGTCGTGCCGACCGCGACGCCGTTCACGTACAGCGCCGTGGCGTTCAGCGTGCCGGGGCCTTTGGAGCCGCCCGGCACATCGTGCTTCATGGTCGCGCCGCCCTGATCGTAGAAGATCGTCGGGCCGCTGTACTGCCACGGCGGCGGGACCGGGCCGGGGCCGACCGCGCCGATAGGCACGGCCACCGACATCACGCCGGGCGTGCCGCTCAGGTAGACGGCGGTGGGCGGGAGGTTCGAGCCGTCAGGCATGGCCTACCACCAGATCACGCTGAAGCGATGGCCGCCTGTCGCGGCGTTGACCATGGTGCGCGTCATCTGGCCGGGGATGACGTTCCACGTCTGGCCGGGCGCGAGCGCGAAGGTGGTGCCGTAGGCTGCCAGCGCCGGATTCTGGCCGGTCGGATCGATGTACAGCGGCTCGGCCGGGTTGGTGCCGAGCCCCTGATCGGTGGCGCTCAGCGGGTTGGTGATCGTGCCGCCGCCCTGCGGGTTGGCGGGCACGGCTTCGACCGGCGTGTTCGCCGTCGACACCACCGAGTTCGTACCGGGCTGGGGATTGACTGCCATGGTGCGCTCCTCAGTAGTAGCCGAGTGCCATCCAGAAGAAGTTCCGGCTGCGGTCGGAGCCGTTGATCATGCTGAAGCCCGAGGTGTTCGCCGCCGTGACGACCGACTCCGACTGCGGCAGGCCGAGCGAGCCGTCGTTCGGCGTCAGCCACACGCCGTAGGGACCGCCCGAGAAGGCGCGACTGAAGGGCACGAAGCCGCCTGAGTCGCCGCCGAAGGCGTACTGGCCCCACTGCATGCCCAAGCCTCCGAGCAAGTAGATGTAGCCGTTGCTGCCCGGCGAGAAGGGGATGCTGGCAAGGCCTGTGCCGCCGCCCGTGACCGGGATGGGCTTGCCGGTCCAGTTCGAGTTGGCGTCGCCCATGTTGGGCGCGTAGATCGTGCTGGTGCCCTGAAGGTAGGTCGCGAGCACCTTGTTATTGGCGTTGATGTTCCCCGCGCCAGTGACGTTGAAGGTGCCGACCATGTTGAAGGCAGGCGTGGCCTTGTCGAAGATGAAGTTGGACGACCCGCCGAACACACCAGCGTCGTTGAACTGGACCTGACCATTGAGGCCTGCCGCCGCACCGAGCGCGTAGGACATCACGAAGATCGCGCCGGTCCAGAAGAACTGGACGATGGTGCCCGCCGCAAGCTCGCCGCCCTTGAGCGGCTGACCCTTGATGTCGCGCACCGCACCCGCGCCTGTGCCGACATCAAGGGTCGTGGGTCCGGTGTTGGCGTTGGCGATCAGGATGTTGAGCGGCATGCCGGGGATCAGCGTGGTGATCGCCGGGTTGAACACCGCGCGGATCGCGTTGGGCGTGCCGACATCCTGCGCGTAGTTGGTCGATCCGCTCTGCTGATCGCCCTTCTGGAGCATCGCGCCCGCTTGGCCAGCGGTCCACAGTTCGGCGAAGCTGTCGCCTGCGGTCCAGCCCTTGGGCGACGTGCCTTCCTGTCCGCGCACCACCGTCAGCAGGTCCGTGCCCGCAAATGCGGTACACCACACGATCTCATTGAGCAGTCCGGTCGCGGCATCGATCATGGTGCCGACGAAGTATTGCCCGGCGCTCGGAATGGGGAACAGGATGCCGCCGCCCGCGTGCAGAGGGATCGTCGTGTCGGTCGCTGAGATCGAGGCCGACAACGTGGTCTGCGCATTGTTTTTGAAGATCACTTGGGCCATGGGTTCGACCTCATAGGATGTTCACGGTGAACTGGAACTGGAAAGGAAGCTCCAGCACGCCCGCCTCGATGGCCGACTTCAGGATCGGGGCCTTCGGCGACACCGGGAACTGTTGCACCGTGCTGTTGAACTGGGCGAAGGTCATCGTGTTCATGGCGAAGCCGTTGAAGATCGCGCCCGACACGAAGCGACGACGCTGCGGTTGCAGGTTGATGTTGACGACCCCGCCAGCGCCGAACGTCACCGACACCGGGTAGGTCTCGTCGGGTCCGAGCACGCCGGTATCGCCCGGCCCGCCGTCGACCCCGGTCAGGAAGCGCATGACGCGGCGCTTGAGCCAGCGCACGTCGAACACCTTGCCGTCGCCCTTGAAGATGTGCCACGTCATGATGCGCTTAAACGTGTCGTCGTCAGTCAGGAAGTAGTCGTTGGGCGGGATGTTGCGCAGCACGTTGAGCGGCAGGGTGTTGAACATATACGTGTTGAGCGGGCCGACTGTCTTGCCATGCCCTAAAGATAGGGCGTTGCGCGTGATGCCGTAGAGCCCTTCGGCCACCCAGTCGAGCAGGTCGCCGCCGATCTGGTCCCCGGTGTAGACCGCGAGGTTGATGTTGCTCATCCATGACAGGTAGCTCTGCGTCATGGCGTTGTAGGCGGCGACGAAGGCCTGCAAGTCGTCGTCGTCGGTGTACTGCTGGTAGAGGTACGACGGGATCGTGCGCTGGAGCGTCACCGGGCCGGGCGGCGGGAAGGTGAAGCCCGCGTCGTAGAAGTCCGAACGGTGGAAGTCGGTCGACGGCTGGAACACCACGCCCGAGAAGCGATGGCCCGCCGTCGCCGCCGTCACGCTGATGTCGCCGCCGAAGTTGAGCGGCACCGTGTAGCTCTGGCCGGGTTGCAGCGCGATGGTGCTGCCCGAGGCAATCGCCAGCGCAGGACCCAGCGGGTTGAGGTACAGCGGCTCAAGTGCCGGGACGCCCTGCTCGCCGCTCGTCCGGGGATTGGTGATGATGCCGCCGAGGCAGGGACCATAGATCGCCGTGATGGGCTGGCCACCGACGCGGACCTGCGAGACGGCAGTCGGCCAGAGTTGGACCTGCGTCATGGTCAGCCCTGCGTGAAGGTGATGTCGCTGAGCCGGGCAAAGAAGTAGCTCTGCGGATCACCCTTGAAGTAGCCGGTGCCGGGCGAGACCACCGTGCCGACGCCGTTGATCGAGACCTGAAACACGATGTGGCTGATCAGCGCGTGCGGCAGGATCGGCTCGACGGCGTCAGCGAACACGTCCTCCATCGTGTACTGGCTGAGCGGCTGGCCGACGACGACGCTGTTGATGTAGTCGACCAGCGCCGGACCCGCGAGTTGGGCGATGGCGACCGGCGACACGAAGTTGGGGCTCGACGTGTTCCACGTCACCACGATGCTGAGCGTCTGCTGGGGCGGGATGATGAACGGCACGAGAAAGGTGTCGGGATAGTCGGTCAGCGTGACGACGAGGTTGCGCAGGTTGGGCGTGATGACGCCGCCCGTGGAGTAGGCCGCGAGCCCGGTGCTGTCGAAGTTCGCCATCCCGGCGGCAAGCTGGCCAAGCGTGGTCGCCGCGCCGGGGTTGGCCGCGAGGTTCCACTTCAGCGTCGTGCCCGTGGTGCCTGCGACGGCGGTGTAGGTCCCGGCCCAGCCGGTCGGCACCTGCCCGACCAGTGTGAAGGTCGAGCCCACAGTCACGCCGTGGTTGGTCAGCGTCGTCGCCGTCGCCACGCCAGTCGCCCACGCCAGCGACTGGACGGCGTTGGCCGCGAACGGCACGCCGAGCGTGAAGACCTTGCCGGTGGTGCCGACCAGCCCCAGCACGCCGAAGCTGGTGCCGTTGTAGGTCGTGGGCAGCACGCCTTGGATGCTGATCGGCTGGCCGGGCGTGAACAGGTGGTTGAGATCGGTGGTGACGACTGCCGGGTTGGCTTGACTGATCGTGACGACGTGCAGCGTGGAGCCGACGAGATTGTTGATGTCGAACAGGGCCATCCAGATCGCGTAGGCGACCTCGTAGGGATCGCCGCCGCCGACGATCACCGCCCAGCCGCCGCCGGTCTGTTGCTGCACCGAGACCAGACGCGGCTGCACGCCGGGCACGTTGTCGACCAGCGTCTTGAGGTAGCGCGCCATGCCCTGCGACGCTGCCAGCCCGGCCATCAGCACACGCGCGCGATAGCTGGTGATGTTCTCGACATCGGAGCCGGGGATGCCGGGCTCGGAGTTGACGACGGTGAGCGGGAAGCCCTGCGGCACCGAGGTCACGAGGCTGGTCACAGTGCCTGCTGGCACCGCCCAGATGCCCGCCTGCGTGGCCACACAAAACAAGGGCTGACTTTGGCCGGACGATCCGACCACGCCACCGTCGACCACCTGATACTGGTAGTTGCCATCGGTGACGACGAAGCCCTTGCCGATCACGAAGCCGGGCAGGCCGTAGAACACGCAGTAGACCGAGGTGTTGGTCGAGGCCCCGACCTGCACGCCGTAGATTTGGCCAAGCTGGTTGAGCACGAAGGCGTTGCAGCCGCGCGGCGTCAGGCTGTTCAGCATCTCGACGCGCATCTGGTCGATCAGCACCATCGCCGCCACGTCGGTCGAGGAGATGTCCTCGATCAGCGAGCCCGGCAGGTTGGCGGTGTAGCCGGGGTTGGTCTTGGCGACGAGCCCGAGAAGCTGGCTGAGCAGGGCGGACGGCGACTGCGGCGCGAGCCCGGCTGGCCCGAGGACCACAGGCAGGTTGCCGATGTCGACGGGGAGATCGTTGTCAGCCATGCGAGCCTCACGTCGGGATGGGGACCTTGACGTTCAGTTGTACACCGAGCTTGGTCGTGATGAAGATGTCGTAGGTCGGTGTCGGGTCCGCACGCTTGTTGATCATCAGCGCGGCGAACTGCGGCGCGAACGCCTGCTGAGTGTAGGCGACGGCGAAGTCGGGGAAGACCTGCGTGATCACCGCCGAGCGCGCCGGGATGCCCCACTGGGAATAGAACGGCGATTCGCCCTGATTGAGCCGCAGCACCTGCGCCAGCGCCGTCAGCATCACCATGTCGTTCAGCCCGTTCTTGTCCGAGGTGACGACCTGCCACGGGCCGATAGTCGGCTGGCCGAGCGCGTCGTAGGTGTAGACCCGGCCGTAGGTGCGCATCAGTTCACCACGTTGGTATTGCTGCCGCCGGTCTGCACGCCGTAGTGCGTGTGTTGGAGGAACAGGCGGCTGTCGATGGTGGTGTTGCCGCTGCCGATAGTGACATGGCTGGGGTCCATGTAGATGTTCTGGCCGTTGGGCGCGGACATCTGGGCGATCCCCGCACTGATGGCGTTGATCTGGTTCGACAGGCACTGCACATACGCGCCGCCGCCGAAGCCGATGGTCGCCTGATTGTTGAGCAGGCTGATCGATGAGCCCCACGGCGTTGAAGCGGAGAGCCCGCTGGTGTTCAGGTTGAGCCCGATGCCGGTGCCATTGGCCATGTTCACCGACTGGTTCTGGAGATTGAAGGTCGCGCCGCCTAGCCCTTGGATGTAAGTGCCGCCCGACTGTATCTGGATGTACTGGCCGTCGCTGCGGCTCATCGTGATGCCGGTCGGGTTGATCGCGATTGCATGACCATCGCCGTTCATCGTGAGGCCGGACGAGTTGAAGCTGATCGAGCGACCATCGCCTGCGATGGTGAGTCCGCTCTGGGTGAAGCTGATCGAACGGTTGAACGACGACAACAGCATGCCGGTCGCGCTGAGGTAGATCGTGGCAGTGGTGGACCCGGTGACTGCGCTGGTGCCAGTGTGCGGGTCGGCACTGGTCGGCGCGAAGTCGATGGTGACGCCGTCCTTGTTGACTGTGATGAAGGTGTTGCCGTTGAGCGAGAAGGTGAAGTGCTCGCTGTCGATGTCGAGCACCGAGTCCTTGGTGCCGTTGCGAATGATCACGCCGTCCGGGCCGTACAGCACGACCTTCTTCGGATCGTCGGTGTCATCGAACTCGGTGTTGCCCATCGGGAAGAACACGCCCGACGACAGGTTGAACTGCGGCGTCAGCGTCGCCACGCCTTCACCCAGTCCGTTCATCGCGCCGATGTTCACATCGGACGGCACGACGTAGCCCTTGCAGCCCTCTTGCAGCGGCCAGCGCACATACTCCGGCCCGTACACCGGCATCTTGACCTGTGGCAGGTTGAACTGGCTATCCAACTCGAACTTCACGGTGGCGATGGTGCCGTTCTTCTCCAGCTTGACGATGGTCGCGGGCAGCCCCTTCTGCAAAAGCTGCTGAAGGTTCGAGAAGCGGTTCGACATCGCGCGCGGCAGCGAGCGATTGAAGGGGATTTTCTGGGTGAGCATCGTTCCTCTATCCGGGCCAGACGGCGGGTGTCGGGTTCTTGGGCTCGATGGGGTCGGGCTTCTTGGGATCGACGCCCGCGCCTGCGGCGACGGAGGCGTTGATGCCCGGCTTGGCCGTGATCGTACCTTGATTGAAGGCGGCGACGATCTTGGGATCGGTGACGGTCGTGCCGGTCGGTGCGTTGAAGGCCTGCTCGATGAGTGAGGGCGTTGTGGCCTCGGCCCCACCTGAGATCGAGGTCGTGCCGTCACCGACCTTCTGCTGCATCTCCGCTTCGCCTTGGAAGATCGTCACCCACGAGTTCGCGTCAGGCTGCCGGAACATCATGTAGTGCTCGATGGAGACGATGAGGAAGGTGCCCTTGAGCGCCACGTTGTTGCGCGACGGGTCCTGCTCGGCCCCGACGCCCACCGGATTCGGTGCGCCGCGATCCGTCGTCGTCACGTAGGGCAGCTTGAGCCCGGCAGGCAGCTTGACGTAGTCGCCGAGCCGAATATCGCCGCGCAGCACGGTGGCGAAGGTGATGACCTCGGGCTCGATCCATGTCGGCTGGCCGATCAGGTCGATGAAGTCGATCTGGTGCGGCCGATCTTTCGTCCACTGGTTGGCCTTCTGCGTGCCGTCCGACACGGTGATCTTGTTGGCAGCCGGGTCCTTCACGATCTTCACGCCGTCGTAGGGGCTGCCGTCCAACGTCTTGATGCCCCGGAACTGCTTGTCCTTCGAGAACTGGATGATTTGCATCGAGAATTGGTTGAACGTGCCATAGAACCCGACCTGCTGGCCCTTGACCTTGAGTTGGTCGCTGATCGCGATGCTGATCTCGTACTCAGGGAACGCCGCCGTCATCATCTGCTCGATGGCATCAGCGAGCGGCGTGCCGTCCGGCCAGTTGAAGGTGATGTCGGGCTTCTGGTCAGCCATGCCTTGCAGCGGATCGGAGATGATGAGGCACATCTCGGTCTGGGTGCCGACCCAGTTGCCGAACGCTGACCAGATCGAGCCCGACACCAGCACGCTGGGCTTCTTCGGCACGGCGAGCGGCAGGCCGGGCTGCATCATGCCGCCGCGCACTTCGATGTAGGCGTCGGTCAGCGTGTTGCCTTTGGCGATGTCCTCGATGCCGACGTTGAAGATGTGCAGCATCACGCCGTCGTCGGCCTCGATGGCCCCGATCTCGTTGACCGGCACGTTGAGTTGGATGTGCAGCGCCGAGGTCAGCGCGTTGCCTTGGTTGTCGACGCTGCCATAGCTCACGCCCTTGCGCAGCTTCAAGCCCTTCATTGAGGGCGGCTGGTACACCGACCCGTCCTTGAACTTGATGACGATCTCGTACCATCTCATGGGTTGATCTCGAACATCGAGGTCGGCGAGCGATAGACCATCGTGCTGTTGAAGCCGTAGCCCGCCAGCATGTCGAGATCGAAAGTGATCGAGCCCGCGTTGGTGAGCAGGCCGGGGTCGATTGGCAAGGCGTAGCTGAACGAGTTCGGCCCGGTCATCAGCACGCGATGCCTGCCGTTGTAGCCGTTCGGCGCGCAGTCGTAGATCGCGAGGTCGTAGGTGTTGCCGATGCGGAAGCTGAACGGCACGACCGTCGTGCCAAGCGCATGTCCGCTCTGCCACTCCAGCGTCTCGATGGTCTGGCCGAGCGGCGCGCCCGCCAGCGCCATGTGGAAGATGACATCGCCCGAGGAGTTGACGAGCGTGACGTACCAGCGCTGGCCTGCGGCGTTCCACGTCACGATGGCGTCCATGGTCTCGCCGTCGATGGTCGGGCTGAACTGGAACGGCACGACGCCGCCAACGCGGGAGGGTGTGAAGGGGATGAACTGCATCAGATCGGCCCCTGATTGCCGATGGCCTGCGTGCCCAAGCCGACGCCCGTGTCCGGGTTGCCCAAGATGCCCGGCCGGGGCCAGCCGACAATCTGGGTGGGCTGCTGGTTGAGATCGTAGGGCACCGCCACCTTGCCGGGCGACGAGCGGATGACATCGGTCTGGCCCTCGGGTGTGGCAGCACCCGATGCCGGATCGAAGCCTGACGTGCTGATCTCGCCGTCCATCGAGCTTCCGGCGCTCAGCTTGCGCATGAGGCCGTTGAGCGCGCCCGAGATACCGACCGCGTCCTGCACGGTGATCAGCGGCTTCTGGAAGTCGAGTTGCCACGTGTTCTGAACCTGCTTGGTGGCTCCCTGCGAGGTGTCGCGCATCGAGACCATCAGGCAGTTGAGGTAGATGAACGACGGCGTCAGCAGCGTGTAGGTGCCGCCAGTCGCGTTGTGATTCTCCAGCGTCTTCTGGAGCATCATGATGATGGGCATCTTGCTGACGTAGCTGAAGCGACCCTTGGCGGGCGCGATCATCTGGAAGCTGATGTTGAGCGCCTTGGTCATCACCGAGTTCGCCGCGACGGTCTGGTTGGCAAACGGGTACTGGGCGATGTCTTGGTCGATCAGCGACGAGCCCGGCAGCGGGATGTAGTGGGCGAAGAAGTTGTCGAGGCTGAGCGGATCGCCGCCGCTGACCAAGCCGGTCAGCAGATTGCCCGGCTCGGTGATCGAGATGATCGGCAGCATCTGGCCGGGTATCTTGTCGGCGATGCCGCCGACGAGGATGATCGGCGAAATCTCATACGCCATCTGGAACGCGCTGAGGCCGGGCGTCATCGCCGGACATGCCTCGGCCGCCCGCGCAGCCCGATGGGAGCGGCGGCGTAGGTGACGTTGCCGCCTGCGCTGTCGTTGATGTTGAGGTTCACGTCGAACACCTGTCCTGTCCCGCCGACCAGCGCGTCGGCCATGCCACCGCGCTTGTTCATCGCTTCCTGCACCGCCGCCGGGCGCTCGTAGTAGCGCGACACGATGGCTCCGGCGTCACGCGCCGAGCCCGCGCCACGCAGGAGGTTGCCCGCCTTGGCCTCGGTGTGGCCGAGTTCCCAGTCCACGAAGGCAAGCTGCTCCATGAAGCTCGATCCCTTGATCGACTTGCCGAAAATCTTCTGGAACTGCGCCTGTCGATCCGGCCACCACTGGCCGATGCCGTAGGCCTTGCCGTTGTCGCCGCCGATGTTGGGGTCGAGCCCCGACTCCTCGATCAGGTTGGCGACGATGCCAGCGGCTTGATCCTTGCTCCAGCCACGCTCGATGAAGAACTTCATCGCCTGATCGGCCGTGCCACGCACCTGACCGGAGATGCCGACCTTGCCGCCGCCGCTGCCCGGCGTGCGCGCGCCGCCGCGTGCGCCACCTGTGTTGTCGTTCGCCGGGTCAGGCCCCCAGCCCATGCGCGCGCGAAAGTTGCGCGGGTTGACCGAGCGGCCCGGCCCCGGCCGGACCTTCGGCCCGCTGGGCGGTTCGATGGGATGGCCTTCTTCGTCCAGTTCGGTCGAGGGCTTCGCCTCGCCACCGAGCCACGACGGCATGTTCTCTTTCCACCACTTCTTGGTGCGGGCGCGCCTGCGCAGCATCTCCTCCTCGCTGATGCTCTCGTCGGTGCCGCCCGGATGGCCCTCGGGATCGAGCGTCGGATCGCTCGGCCCGAACCAGCGCTTCATAAAATCGACAACGTCGCGGAAGCCATCTTTGAAGGCTTTCACGTCGTCCTTGAACTGCTGGCTGCCGAGGTACTCGGTGAAGTCCTTGAGGCCCGCCGTGATGGAGTTGACCAGCTTCTCGAAACTGTCGCCCTCGAAGAAGTCGGTGATCCAGCGCTCGATGTTGGCGAGCAGCTTCTCCAGTTGCGGCATGATCTTGTCGAGGTTGTTGATCAGCGCAACCTTGATGCGCCGACCGGCGTCCTCCCAGAAGTTGGCGAAGTCGGTCCACTTGTCCTGCGCGCCCGGCGTCAGCCCCTTCCGCTTGACCTCCTCGGGCGACATCCCGGCCCACGCCTTGCGGCGCTGCTCGGGTGTCGCGGCGTGCGCCTGTCGCACCGTCTCCTCGGTGATGCCGAACTCTTGGAGATGCTGGTTCTTGAGCACGGTCGTCCACTGCGCCTCGGGCACCGTGTCGGCGATCTGGAACACCCTGCGCAGGATCGCTTGATTCATCTGGAACGGGCTCATGGTGCGCGCATCGAGCCCCAAGCGACGGAACGCGCGGGCCTCCGGCGAACGGTAGTTGCCCTTGGCGCGGCCAACGCCGCTCATGATCCCGCCCACGTCAGGGAAGATGCCCCGGAACGAGGACTCCAGCACCGCCTTCTCACCGCTGCCCAGTCCAAGGCCTGCGGCCTCGCGCTTCTCGGCGCGTACCCCGGCGGCCAGCGAAGACAAGCCGAACAGGGTTGTGAAGCTGCCGAGAACGCCACCGACCAGCCCGAAGATGCCGGTCCACTTCAGCAGGTGCAGCGTCGCGCCCTTGACGTGGTCGTAATAGCTGGCGGCGTGCTCCTTGATCTTCTTCCAGTGGCGCTCCGTGCCGCTGGCGTGGTGCATCATCATCTTGGTGTGCTGCGCCGCCGCCGCGATTTGCGGCACCATCTTCACCAGCGTCTGTTGCAGCGACTGGATCGCCTTCGTCAGGTCCTGCATCGTCTTGAGGAATTGCTTCGACAGGTCCAGCGCCTGCTTCTGCGCCTGTTGCCACTTCTGCATGGCCTGATTTGCGGGCGTCAGCGACTGCGCGCTGGGCTGCTGTGGCCCAGTCGTCGCACCCGGCACGAGCGACGGGTTGACCTGAGTGCTGAAGATGGCTTGAGCGTGAGCGTTGACGGCCATGCGTCATCTCCCGGCGAGCGCCTTGCCGAGCGCGATCAGGTGGCGGTTGCGATAGTCGGTGGCCGAGGCCCAGTCCCATTCTTGGACGCGCCTGAAGAAGGCGTCCCAGCCCTCGGTGACGACCCAGTCTAGGATGGAATGGACGAGGCTGTCGCCGTCTCGCCAGTATTCTCGACCGGCGTCGATGTCGGCGAGGACGGCCTGAAGTCCGTAGAGTTCAATGATGTGATCTGCGAGCCGGAGTTTTGCAGGATCGGATAGATCATCTCCTCCAACTCGTTCTTCTTGTGGACCCAAGAGGCGCAGGTAAAAAAAACCACGTGGTTCTTCACCTCCTCGGCATCCTCCTCATCGATCACCTTGTCGGCGATCACCTTCTCCAGCGGCACCGTCAGCCAGCCTGCGGCACCGTTGGGGTTGGGGATCATGACGTTGGTGAGCCGCCACAGTTCAGGCAGGAGCGCCTGCTCGACCTGCTCGGGGATCGGCGTGCCCATGTCCTTGGCGACCTTGCGCAGCATCAGCATGGCGACGCGCGAGGCGATGTTCGGCGGCAGGCCCTCCTCGTACATCGCCGACACGGTCTTGGTGATGACGAGGAAGTGGGTCTGGAAGACCTCGCGGCGGATCGGCGTGTGGTGGACCCACATCTCCGCGCCATCGTCGGTCGTGACGGATAGGACGAGGTTGAGCCGCCGGTCGAGTTTTGCCATGCCCGCTTTATAGGCCTCCTGCGATCAGCCGTGCAACGGCGGGCCGAAGGCGTGCCAGCCGAGCAGCGCCAGCAGGATGAACAGCAGGAGGCTGAAGCCCCACGGGCCGTATGGCCCCATCACGCCCCAGTGCCACGCGAAGCCGAAGACCAGCCAGATCAACATCAAAATCCAGAACGCGAGACCGAGTGACATGGCTCACCTCACAGTCTGCCCATCAGCAACAGGATGAGAAGAATGATCACGACCAGCCCCAGCCCGCCCGAAGGATACCAGCCCCACGACTGCGCGTAGGGCCAGCGCGGTGCGCCCAGCACGGCGAAGATCAGCAGGATGACGATCAGCAGCCACAGCAGGTTCATCCCGAGCCCCACAGGCTGGAGTTGATCAGGTAGTAGCCGCGCATGGTGACGCGGAAGCCCGCGTCGGTGCCGGAGAAGGCAAGCTCAGCCACCGACTCGATGGCGCAGTTGCGCACCATGTAGACGCCGAGCCCGTTCTGGCTGATCGCTACGTCGGGGTAGACCGTGCCATCGCCGATGCGGGCGTCGACCTCCATCTGGTTCTTGTACAGTTCGGCAAGCTGCTGGGTCTTCAGCAGGTTCGCCGAAAGCGTGATCATCTGGTACGGCTCGGGGCTCGCCACCGTGCCCGTCATTGCGGGCAGGAAGGCCACCGCGCCGCCGTCGAGGCCGAGGCGGATGCCATCGACGCCGAGGAACGACGCGGTGATGTTGAGTTGCGGGAAGCTGTTCCAGTAGATGGACGCGCGGAGCCGGTTGAGCGAGCCCAGCGCAACGAGTGGGTCAGCCATAGATCATCTCCTCACGCCGCCGCCGCCACGAAGTCGGTGACGACGATGTTGAACACGATGTGCTCGAAGCCTCGGAGCGGCGTGTAGACCATGCTGAGCCCGTCGTACTCGCCGATGGCGTAGTGGCTCGGGTGCGCCGCCGTGTAGGACGGGAACGGGATGGCGTTCACGACCAGCAGACCCGCGTACACGCCCTTGTTGATGTTGTCGGTGAAGACGGCGGGATCGAGCGAGACCTGCCTGACCGCGCCCAGCGCCAGACCGTAGGCGATGCCGTTGGTGCCGGTGTTGGCCGCGACCGCTTCGAGGCGGTTGATGCCATCCTGATTGTAGTAGAGCGGATTGATGAAGTTGTTCGACCCGTTGATGATGGCGTTGGAGATGTCGAGGTCGATGTTGATCTGCATCCAGTCCACCGAATACCAGTAGTTCCACGGCCGACCATCCATCGTGTGACCGTAGATCAGGATGTTGTTGCCGATGCCGCCTTCCGCTCCGGTGCCGACGATGTTGACGTTCGCCAGCTTGAGCGCGGAGAACAGCGGCCCGTTGCCCGGCGAAGGGAAGCGCGTCACGCCGTACAGGTAGCTGTAGGCGTAGGGCGGCACCTTGTTGGCCGCGCCGGGCGCATAGTTCAGCGTCACCCACCACGCCGCCGCCATGGTGAACTCGGTTGCAGGGATGCCCACGGAGCCGTAGACGCTCTGCTTGACCGAGCCCGGTGTGGTCGCAGGCCCGCCCGGATTGCTCATCGCCCACGAGAGCGCCGTGCCGGTGGTGCCGGGCAGCGCGCGCCAGATGCCGTTGTAGCCTGCGGGTGCCATGCCAATGGTCTGGAACCAGTCGCCCGGCTTGATGCCGTGGGCGGTGGTGGTCGCCGCCGTGACGGTGCCACCGGCCCACGTCGCCGAGGCGAACGTCACGCCCGGCCAGATGCCGTACTGCGGGGCCTCGATCAGCGCGACCACGTCCTTCATCTGCGCCGTGTACTGGCTGTAGGTTGCCAGCGTGGTGGTGACGAAGAAGTAGGTCTTCGCTGTCGTGGTCTCGTACTGGGCGATCAGCGCGAGGAAGGCGGGGTCAGCGTCCCACTCGCGCGGCACGAGGTAGCTGTAGAACATCTGGTCGCTGTTGTTGATGAAATTTTGCAGGTTGGAGACCTGCGTGGCGACCGAGCCCGAGCCCAGTTCGAGCACGTACACGCCCTGCTGTGAGCCTTGGCCGAAGAAGGTGTCGACCATGGCGTTGACCTGCTCGCCCGCCGGGTTCGAGTAGGTGCCCGCCACGGTCTGCAAGCCGGGGTTGGCAGCGACGTAGTAGGTGAACGCCGATGGCCCGGTGGCGATGCAGTTGAACGTGCCGTTGAAGCCGGACGGCGTGACGCCTGCGATGGTGCTGACGAAGGTAGCGCCGGTCGCCTTGCCATGAGGTGCAGCGGTCGACGCGGTGACGACGCCCGCCGCCCACGCGACTGTGGTGAGCGCCAGTGCCGCAGGCAGGATGGCGTTGAGGTCGGCGTCGCTCAGCAGAAGCTGGGTCGCGCCCTGAGACAACGTCGTGCCGCCCGACGAGATGATCGCGCCGGTCTTCTGAAGATTGCTCGGAGTCGGCGCGACAGTCTGTGAGACTTGGACAGTGACAATGGGGTTCGCCATGGGGCGGCCTCCGAGTCGGAAGGATCAGTTGTAGGAGATCGAGATCACGCCAGCGGTTGGGATCGCGCTGACGGTGATCCCAGTGGCCATCGGCATGTCGAGCCAGATTTGCTGCCCGATGGTGAGCGAACCGAAGGCGATGGTGATGACCTGATTGGCCGCCGCCGCCGCGCCCACGGTAGCGCAGTCATTGATCGTCAGGTTTCCGGCCGAGCCGGGCGCTTGCACGATGATGCGCGCGAGGTTGCCGGGCGCGGCCTTGATGACGCGGGCCGAGTTGACCTGAAGCGCGGTCTTGCTGCCGCCTTCGGAGACCGAGGCGTTGAGAATCGCTTGGGGCATCGTTGGCTCCTGTTCTAGGGGATCGTCGGGATGATCGGGATGTCGGCGATGTGCTGGGTGTCGACGTACAGTCCCATCTGCGCGCGCAGGATCAACTGGCGGGCGAGATTGCGAACAACGCTCTGGTAGTAGCTGATCTCGAAGACGACGCGCTTCTTGATCGCCAGCGTCAGCAGTTCGGCCTGCACTTCCTTGTCGTCGCGTACCGCAGGCGGCATGCCGACGATGCCCATGTAGTCGGTGTCGTAGCTGAACTGGAGCGTCGCATCGAGGAAGTCCATCGCCTGCCGGTGCTTGACGTTGTAGAGCGTCACCGTCACGCGGTCGTGGTAAAGCTGGCTGTGATCTGAGCGGCTGTTAAGAAACGGCACCGAGGCGTAGGGCATCGTCTGATCTGGCTCGACATGGACGACGCCATAGGGCGTGCTGATGTTGGCCGGGCTGAGGAAGCTCGGGTAGAGCGGGATCGGCGGCATCGGGATGTCGACGTGCCATGGCGGCGCGTAGCCGCTGAGGTAGAGCCAGATCGGCAGGCTGTTCGAGACGATGGCGCTGTCGGGATCGAGTTGCGCCGGGTCATCGAGCACCATCGGCTGCATCGAGGAGTAGACGGCGTCACCGAGATAGTGGTGCAGGTTGGCCTGCTGGAAGTACATGCCGCGCTGGCTGAAGGCGAACTGGATGCCGTCGAACTTGGCGATCCACCATTCGTTCGGCGCGATGGCGTTGAGATCGTTGACCGCGTTCTCGGCCGAGAACACCACGCGATGGGTGACGCCGGTCGATTCCTGCTTCTGGCTGTACTGGCTGAGGTAGTGGATCGCGCCCATCACATCCATCGTCTCGGCGGGCACCTTGGCGACCCAGAACACCCAGCCGTCGTAGGGCAGGATGGTGCGCACGTACTTGGTGAAGGTGATGGTCTGGTTGAGGTCGAGCGTGTCGAGCCCTGCTTTTAGGGCAGCCCCCAGCGCCGTCCGGCTTTCTTCGACTTCGTCAATCGTCGCCATGTGGCTTCCCGTAGCTCCAGCCCCACGCCGCGAGGAAGCGCGAGGTCCACGCCAGCCGGTTGCCCGCGAACGGCGAGACCGGCTCCCACTCCTTGGTGTCGGCGTGCCAGCGCATCGGCCCGTAGTCCTCGCCGTCCGGCGTCTTCAGCACGTGCCACTCCTTGTCGGCATGGTTGGCGGGCGGCTCGCAGTCGAAGGCGTGGCGCTTCACCACGGGCGGCTCAGGCGGCGGCCCGATGCGCATGTAGCCCGCGCCCGGCATCAGGATGTGGCTGGAGCGGTCCTGCCGGGCGCTGTCGGCGCTGCTCACCGCTCGGGGATCAACCATCAGGGGCATCAGTCCACCCACGCGCGAAAAGAGGCCTCGTAGAGGCCGGTGTCGATGAAGCTCGGGCGTGGTCCGCGCCGGGCGTAGGGATGCTTGAAGCGATGGCTGACGCCGTGCAGCGCCGCCTTGGTCGGCACGCCCGCCACGCCCATGGTCTCGATCTCCTTGCTGTCGAGGAACGTGTTGAACATCGCCCTGATCTTCTGCATGCCGCTGGAATCCTCGGCGAGTTCGGCCGGGCCGCCCATCTGGGCCGTGAGCGCTGCCTCGTCCAAGTCGTCCATGATGATCTGGGTGATCTCATCCTCGTGCTTGCGATAGAAGTGCTCCATCACGTGGTACTTGTGTTCGAGGATGCGGGCGACCTCGTAGGTCGAGATGCCGCGCGTCGCGCCTGAGCGCTTGTGCTTGGCGCGGCCCCGGCCCGTGTAGCGCGGGCCGGTGTGGCGGTAGGGCTGGCTGATCACGCCGAGGTTCAGCATCATGGCGTGAGCCCCCAGATCGTCGGGCCGTAGGCCTGCGCCAGCGCGAGGTACTGTCGGCCCCACGGCGTCTGGAGCAGCATTTGGTCGCCGAGGCTGATCTGGCGATACCAGTCAGGAATCATGAAGCTCTGTGACGTGCCCTGATCGCTGGACGACTGGATGACGCCCGGCACCCACGAGTTCAGCCCCATCTTGGCGCGCAGGTCCTTCCAGTAGGTGTTCCACGGCGGCGGTGCGGCCGGGTCGTCCAAGGCGAAGCGCACGAGGAAGTCGGCCCCGAGGTTGTACACCGCGTAGGCGTAGTACGTCGGGAACACCTGCGGCGGCGGCGTCTCGGCGTTGCCGACCACGCCCAGTTGCTCGTTGCACACCGTCATGGCGTACCAGTACGACTGGGTGATCCATGGCGAGGAGTCGGGCAGCGCCTCGACCGGGATACCGACCACGCCACGCAGGAACTTCAGGTAGTCGGTGAGGTTGGGATCGACGGCGCTGGCGCTGAACGTGCCTGTTCCGGTGATCGGGAACCAGCCCGCGCCGTTGACGACCGCCGTCGCCATGTCACGCGATCCCGTGCTGCGGGTCGACGCGCCAGCCCTCGTTCACGGGCTCGTGATCGGTGGCCGGGGTCTCCTCCTGCACTTGCATCTGGAGCAGGTTGGCAGCGTTGGGCGCGTAGTTGCGCATGTCGGCCGAGGTGGCGATGGCGGCATCCTCGCGCAGCTTCTTGCCGCGCTGGCGCAGCACGGCCTCGTTCCACTCACAGGCTGCGAGGTGCTGCTTGTACGGCACCGGCTCATCGATGTTGTACAGCATCTCGTAGAGCGCGCCCGACACGCGCGCGTGCTCGAAGTCCTTGCACGAGCGCAGGCCGTAGGCCGATTGCTGTTCGATGATGGCGTCGATCTGGAGCCGGTTGAGGTTGGGCGAGATGTAGAGCGCCTGCTGGCCGATCTGGATGGGCTGGCTCCAGACGTTCTTGTGTTCAGGCGGTCGCGAGTTGACCACGCGCACCTGATTGGTGCAGTTGGCGATGTAGAGCTTCATGGCGGCTCCTCGGTTCACTTTCGGGCGGTTTCTTCATTTTATGCCCATGGGCATAAATCCAGATTCGGGGTGAAGCGGGCGATGAGCGCCCGCACCCGTCACTGATACTGCATCGAGCAGATGGTGATGCACTCCGGCCGGACTGCCCAGCCCGAGGTGATGCGCCACTCGCTCAGTACGTCGGTCATGCCGCCCGCCATCGGCGAGGTGATCTCCTTGGGAGCGGACTGGTCGCCGTACATCGTGATGCACGAGTCGTTGCCCGGCGAGAGCTTGGCGAACTCGTTGGTGTTGATCCCGGTCTCCTTGGGCTTCTCGACCTCCGGCATCGCGATGATGACGGCGTCGTTGCCGCCCGCGCCCTTGCCGATCAGCGTGTCGTCGTAGGCCCAGATGATCGAATCGCCGTTCGACATCAGGATTTCCTTGATCAGCGTCGCCGTGGTCGCCGAGCCCGCACCCTGTCGCTGGTACTGGGTCAACTGCACGACGCTCTGGTACTCCATCAGCCCGAGCGTGCGCTGCGGCCCGAGGATGGTGAACTTGCGCCCGATGCCCAGTTGGTTGGTCCGGGCCTTCAGGAACTGGATTTGCTGGAGGAAGAAGAACGCCATCTGACCGTTGTCGTAGGTCGAGACGGTGGTGTTCCCCAGCGAATCCGCTGGCAGGTTGACGGCGACTGCGCCCGCCGTGTTGACCAAGCCCTCGCCGTTCTGCGGATTGAAGCCGTAGAGCAGAGCGTTGCGGGCCAACTGGAAGTGACCCTGCCGCATGCCGAGCCGGTACGCCTCCGGCAGGGACACGCCCCAATTCTGGGCGGCGGCCTGATCGTGGTGATTGTACATCGAGCGCACCTGCAACAGGTACGTCGGCGTCTGGATTTGCGAGAACGCGATGTTCACGCCCGGCAGGCTGTTGTAGCTGGCCGGTCCAGCCGCCATCGACGTGCGCAGGTCGACGCGCTTCATGTAGACGTAGAGATCGCCCTCGCCCAGCTTGATGCGAGGCTCGCCACCTTCGAGGCAATCGAAGGCACCGGATGCCTGCGCGTAGGGGAGGATGAGATCGGGCTCGATCAGCGACGGGTTGACCGTCACAAAGGCTGGCGCTTGCAGTGCCATGGTCTATCTCCCTTCAGATCAGGATCACAGCGGCTGCGCCGTTGCGATTCCATGCGGCGGTCTTGGTGCCGCTGGTGTAGGTGACGGTCATGCACCCCGCAGGCATCATCTTGAGGACTTTGCAGGCGAGAGCGGTGGTCGAGAACGCCACGAGGCGCTGGGCCGAGAAGTCCCACGACACCTGTTGCGTGATCGGCTGACCGTACAGGGTGATGAGCGCCGGATCGCAGGCCACGACGATGCGCTGGCCCGAGCCGAGGCGGTAGAAGTTCATCTGCATGTACACGTCCGCCAACTGCACTTCGGACTGCGGCGAGTTGATCGCCGCGTAGTCCTGATCGAACACGGTGAAGCCCGTGAGGTTGGGATAGCCGCTCGCGCGCGTGAGCGGGCCGCCCAGTTCCATCGCTGGGGTGGCCGGTGGCGAGCCGGGTGCGGTCGGGATGCCTTCGGTGATGGCGATCCCGCCGTACATCGGATCGGTCTCGGTGCTGGCGACCCAGCCGCCAGCGAGGTTGAAGACCGCGTTGGGTGACGGCATGGCGGTGCCCTGCACGAGCCCGTCCCACTGCACACCGAAGGTGCCCAGTGCCGTCTTGGTGACTTGAGGAGTGATGCCGATGGCCATGGTGGACCTCTCAGTTTGCAGTCGGCGACTTGAGGTTGAGCGCCGTCACGAAGGCCCGCGAGTTGCCCGCATGACGATTGAGCCACGCGCTCGGCGACCCCATGAACTTCGTCTCGATGTGGCCTGTGGGCGTGCGCATGGTGACGGCCCGCAGCGTGCCGACCGGGACGCTGGCGGGATCACGAGCGGCGATCCGTGCCGCCTCGTAGATTTGATGCTCGACCACGTTGAGCGCGGCCTCATCGACGGCGACGACCTGAACGTCGACATTCTGCCACTGCGGGCTGTGCTTCTTGAACGGCTCCAAGATGCGCAGCCGGTACGCTGGCCGGGTCTCGCCCGCGAGCGGGCGCGGCGCTGACGTGCCGAACAGCATGGCGACGCTGTCGCAGCGTGCCTGATCCTCGGCCATCTGGGCGGCGTCGGCGTCTGAGCGATCCTTGGGGATGCGCAGCCGAAGCTCGGCGATCTCCTTCTTGAGCGCGTTGAGGTCGGCGTCACGCTTGGCCGCGTCGGCCCCGGTGATCGGCTTGGCCGGGAAGTGGGTCTTCTCGCTGCCCTCGTCGCCACGACCCTGCGCGGTCGGGTCCTCGTTGGGCTCCTTCTCGTCGTCCGCCTTCTTCATGAACGGCGGCAGGTCGTCCTTCTTGTCCTTGTCGTCGCCATCGCCCTCGTCGGCCTTGGCGGCAGGCGGCGGTGACGGCGGACCCTTGCCTTGGATCGGCGGCGCGGCACCGGGGAACGGCTTGCCGTCCGCGTCCTTGCGCTTGTCGGCTGCCACGGGCGCGGGCTTGCCGTCGCCCGGCGGTGCGCCCGGACCCGGCATCGGCGGCACAGGCTTGCCGTCGCCCGGCGGACCTGCGTCGGCGCGATCATCGTCGTCCTTGCGGGACTTGAGGACCTTCGCGACCTGCGCCTCGACCGAGTCCATGCGCGACGTGAAGCTGTCGAGCTTCAACGCCATCGCATCGAGCCCCTTGAGCAGGCGCTCGATTCCACTGCCGCCCTTGCTGGTGTCGTCGGCGGCGATCTTGCTGTTCTCTGGCATGATCAGACCTCCTAGGTCTATACCTTCGGGTTTCCCGCCTTTGTCCCAGACGCCCTGCTTACAAATCGCAAGGTGATCGAGGAGGCTGGGCTTTCCCTCGATCAGGTATGTCTGGCCGTTCTCCATCTCCTTCTCAGCGTTCACGTCCGGGTCACGCCACACCACGGCCGGTGACGTGCTCAACTGCTCCGTGAGCAGGATGTGCGCGGCGTCCGCGTCGTAGATTTTCGTGATGCCCCAGACCTCGTCGCCCTTAATGTAGGGCAGCATGACCGTGCCGACTGTGCGGTCCTTGAACTCGTCGGTGGTCAGCACCGACGTTGATGGGTGTTCGAGGATGACGGGCAGGCCATTGCAACGCTGCAAGAAATTGTCATTGAGATAGAGCGCGGGATCGCGCCAGACGTACTCCTCCCACTTGTGGCGGAAGGCCATGCCGGTCCCGGTGATGCGCATCGGGAACAGCCAGATGTTCTCGTACTGCTGTGGGCCGTGAAGGTCGCCGTCCTTGATCGCGCGCGCCACGTCAAGCTCGTCCATGTCCAGCCGGTCGACGCTGATCTGGCAACCGGGGTGGAGCGGGCGCGGGGCGCGGTTCGGCTCAGCCCACAGGTAGGCGGTGTGCTCCTGATCGAGGTACGGCTCGAACTCGACCACGTTGCGCACGATGAACGTGGTGAAGTCGACCTCCTCCGGGCCTGCGTCAGCCGCGACCCGGCGCGTCCAGAACGTCAGGTGCTCTGGCTTGGCACTGACGCCTGCTTCCTCGTCCAGTTCGCGGATGGCAGCTTCTTCGGGCGTCTCGTCGTCCTCGATCTTGCCGCCGGGGAAGCACCACTTGCCCGGCATGTCCCCCGACTTCGAGCGCTTGAGGAACAGCACGCGACCGTCCGCGCTCAGGATCAGCACCCCGGCGGCGCGGATCATGGGGATACCGCAAACTGCAATGCCCTGTTTCTAGGGCGTGCGTCAGCACGTGCTACTGCTTGGCTTCCGGTGGCTGCTTTGTTGGCCCACCCGTACCGATCACGTAGCCCTTTCCAGACGGCCGACGCACCTTGAAGCCCAGCGCCTTCAATCTCTCGCTCATAGACGGCGCGGGCGTCTGCGCGCTGCTCGTCGTCGGCTCCTTCTTTGAAGCTGCCGAGGAAGGCTCCTCGTCCGACACCGGCTTGGACGGTCGTGCCATAGTGGTCTCCTGCGGCCTTCACGGCCTGCATGGTGGCGTCATCGCTGCCGTAGACGTGGACGATAGCGCCGTCTTTCGTCGGTTCAAGCGTGTGGTAGATCAGCCCGTTCTGGCCCAGCCAGTCCGACACCTCCTTCATGTCGCCTTTCACCGGGAACGACGCGAGGAAGCCCTCGTCGCCGTGGCCAGCATCGATGTCGCCCTCGTTGAAGATCAGGACCTGCTTCTGGTTCGCCAGATGCCCCTTCATCGAGGCCGACGCCACCAGTTGCTGCCACGTCGGGTTGGTGTAGGTCGTCATGGTCGAGTTCTCCGCGCCATCGGTCCAGACGCCGAGCACCGGCTTGGTCGTGCCCTTCAGCCCCAGTTCCTTGTCGACCTGCTCGCTGAGCGCGGTGATGTACTTGTGCCGGTCGCCTTCGAGCGACGCCACGGCGTCCTTGAACTTGAGGTCCTTGACGTTGGGCGACACGAACTCGTAGCCGTGCTTGTCGGGCTGCTTCGTCGCTGGTGCTCCGGTCTTGGGCGTGCCAGTCGCCTTGCCGCCCGACTGCGCCGCCTCCTCCTTCGACATCACCTCGACGCCCTCGCCGGTCGGCACGCCGAACTCCTCAGCCTCGCGCAACAGGTCGGTGATGCCGATGCCGACCCGGCTCACCTTCATGAGCTTGTCGCCGAACTGGTTGTTCAGCGCATCGACGCCGACCAGCGCTGCCCAGCGGTGATGCCCGTCGAGGATGTAGTTGTCGCGGCTGATCACCAGTCGCGGGTTGCGGCCCTCCTCGAACTTGCCGGTCAGCATCGCGTTGGCGATGCCCGCCACCTTGGCCCCGTTCAGTTCGTTCTGCGTCGCGCGCAGGTAGCTGGCGAACTCCTCCTCGTCCGTGACCTCGTAGCCCTTGGCTTGCAGGAAGTGCAGGAACTTCTTGGTCATCTCCTTGTCGAGTTGCGGCATCTTCACGCGCGGGATGCCCATCGAGCCGACGCAGAACAGGTTGGTGCCCTCGACGCTGACCTTGCACAGGTCGAACACCGGAGCCTTGCTGCCCAGCCGGATGAACTCGGCCGAGACCTTCTGGAGGTGATCGAGCAGCGTCGACACCTCGCGCGGCTGCGCCAGCACGACATCGCGCTTCTCGTACAGCGCGCGCGTGGCGTCGTAGATGTTGTTGGTGTGGATGCGGCCCTTGCCGTCCACGAAGGCGTTCTCGCTGTAACCCTCGCCCGGATGCTGCGCCTTGCCCGCGACCTCCCGCAGCGGCATGTGCAGCTTGTCCGTCGTCGTGTACTTCTGGCCGAAGTTCTTGTAGCCGATGGTGCGCGCCTCGGTGAGCCGCCGCTTGGCCTCGGCCGCGCCCATATCACTCAGCCGCTTCTTCCAAATCTCCGCGTGCTGCTCGGTGAGATGCAGCGGATTGGGCACCATCGACTTGCCCGTCTGCTTCTCGATGTGATCGTACAGCGCGTGGCCGACGCCCTTGCCGCTGTGCTCCTCGGGCACGTGCAGCGCCGACACGAACGGATGGCCCTCGCTGGCAAGCTGGGCGTGCCCTGCGTACTTGCCGTCGATCTGCGCCGTGTACAGTCCCTCGCCCGCCTTGCCGATGGTCATGCCCATCGCCGCGCCGCCCCGAGTGACGAACTGGCCCTTGTTCGCTGGCTGGCCGCGCGGGTGCTGTGACTCGTCCCAGTCGAGCCGCCCGCTCATGCCATAGGGCGACGGCGTGTTCGGGTTCACCCAGCGCTTCGGCGTCGGCACGGTGTCTGGCTGGAGCGTGGCGAAGGTGATCGTGCCGTCATCGAAGTGGACCTTGATGGCCTTCGCCTTGTCCTTGTCGGTCGGCAGCATCGCGGCGTTGAGGTAGACCACGGTGCCCATCTTGTTGTTGAGCATCACGCGCTCGATCATGGGCCGGGCACTCCCGACGTGCGCATGCCCTGCGTGTGGCGGTCGTTCCAGATTTGATTGACGGTGTTGAACAGCTTGTTCCAGTTGCGACTGACCTTCGAGCCCTCCTCGTCCTTGTGCATCAGGAAGGCGATCTCGGCCATCGTCTCGTGCCACGCCTGCTCGATGTTGGCCGTCTTGTTGTTGTAGGCCTGCCACCATTCGCGGCTGTACTTGGTGACGCCGTCCTCCTCCTTCAGTTCGTCGTAGTGCTTGCCGATGATCTCGGTGTAGGCCGAGTAGGCCGGGTACTTCTCGCGAAGCTCGGGTGTGCGCAGCGTGCCGTCCGGCTTCATCGGGTCATCGCGCCGCCGCTCGGGCTTGGGCAGCTTGATGATCTCCTCCAGTTCGCGGCTCTGCTCATCGAGGAAGAACTGGAACTTTTGGTGCTCCATCTCGTGCGCCACCACGCCCCGGAAGAACTCCTCGCTCGACTCCGCACCGGGGTAGAGCGTGATCTCGCCGCTGCCGAGGTTGGCGACACCGGCCGCCTTGAAGTGCCTGCCGTTCAGCACGTAGTCGGGCGCGACCTCCCCGAACTTGATCTTCGACGTATCGAAGTTGGCGCGCTTGCCCATCTCCTCAGCGGTCGAGCGGAAGTGCTTGAGCTTTTCGGCCAGCGTGGCGGCGTGCTCCTGCTTGTCCTTGTCGATCCACGCCTGCGCCTTCTTGCCGATCTTCGGGTCGTCCTTCAGGAACTGCATCAGGTTGTAGACGCCGATGCCCTCAGCCCACTTGTTGCTGTCGTTCTTCGGATCGGAGACGGTCCAGTTGTCGGTGAGGCGGCTGTACTTGATCTTGTAGCCCTCGCCTTCGGCGACGAACCACGGCCCTTCGCTGTGGACGTGCCCGCTCAGTATCCCCGGTATGGCGTTCCAGAACTTGTTCTCGTCATCAGGGAAGCTCCAACCGGGCGCTTCCTTCGCCTTCGGTGTCTCGGCGCGCTCGCGCGCGAGCATGTCGCGCACCATGTCGTTGGTGACAGGCTCGACCTTGGCGATGCGCTTGCGGTCGACCGGGTCGAGCCGCTTCAGCCACTTGCCCTTGGCCGTCGCCTGACTGAGCGGATCAGACTCATCGACCAGCCACTTGTCGCCCTGCTGGCCCTTGATGTGGACGATGCTGATCTTGCCCTTGCCGCTGTCGCCCTTGTTGAACGACCAGTCCATCTTCGCGGCCCAGCGAATCGCGTCGTCCTTGTGCTCGAAGGCGTAGACCTCGCCAGCGCCGTAGCGCTCGCCTTCCTCCGTGCCCTTCACCCAGTTCGAGCCCTCGCCGCCCAACGGCACGATGCCCTTCTTCTTGATGCTGCCACCGTAGCGGCTGTGCGTGACGTGGTAGAGCGTGCCACCGCCCTCGGTCCAGCGCCCCTGCGGATCGCGCGGTTCGTTGGGGTTGAAGGCGTCGGCGCGCGCTACCCAACTCTGGAAGCGATAGCCCGGCGGCGGGATGATCGAGTCGTTCCACTTCAGGTACACCGCGTCGGCGGCGATGCGCGGGCTCTGGCTGTCGTGGCGTGCCCAGTTGTTCAGCAGGTAGCGCACGCCGCTCATGCCCCACGCGACCTCGGTGTCGTCAACGTCCTCCGGGTAGCTGTAGCCAAGCTCGGGAATCATCTCGGGATGCGTGACGGTCGTGGCGTCCCACACGTATGTCTTGCCGTCGTTCATGCGCGCCAGCCGGATCACGCCGCGCTGGCTGTGCCGCATCACGTCCTCGATGTCGTGGGCATCCGGGTCGACGGCGGTCTCGACGCTGTACGATTCGCCCTCTGGCAGGTCGCCGGGGTTCCACGCCTTGGCGGTGAACGGCACATAGCGCCACTCGGTCTTGCCGCGCATCTCGGTCTGCATGCCGAGCTTCTGCTTGCGGCCTTGGAACATCGCGAACTTCTGGTCATCATTGAGGTCGTCCCACTCGATGTTGACCCGCTCCGCTGCGTTCTCCTCCAGCATGTTGTAGTCGGGCTCCACCGAGTATTGATCCTTGTCGGCCTGCGCGTCGAAGGCGTCGGTGATCTGCACCTCCAGCGCGTCGCGCATCTCCTGCGTCAGTCGCTTCGACGGGTCTTCGGGCTCGATGCCGGGTAGCGTCTGCTGCTTGGAATCGTAGTCCTTCGGATGGCGCAGGTTCTCGTCAAGGAACTCGACGCGGAGCGGGCCACCGCCAGCACCGTCGCCCTCGTAGCTGAGCGAGATCGCCTTCCACAGTTGCTCGTTGGTGTACGGGATCGGCGGATGCGGTGGATCGGTGTGGAGCCGATGCTCGTTGACATCCGACATCGCCTCCTCGAACCACTCCGGCATGGTCGAATCGTACTCGTTGAACTCGCCCACCAGCTTGTGCTTGGCGTCATCGAGGTTGCCGCCCTGCTCGCGCCAGTACGATGTCTCCTCGTTGACCGCACGCTTCAGGTTGTTGCGCACGTAGCGCGCCTTCGCCTGCTCCTGCTGTTCGTCGCCAAGCTCGTCCCACGACTTCGGCAGGTTGGCCTCGGCCTTCTCCAGATAGGTGTGCCGCACGCGCGGCGACATCGCATCGAACTCGGCCGAAGCCTTTTGCTTCGCCTCCTCGTGCTTGTCGAAGTCCTGAACCTCCTGCCCTTTATAGAGGGCATCCATCTTCTCTTGGATGAAGATGTTCTTGGCGTCCTCCTTGGTCTCGTCGTCAGCGCGCTCCCACAGCGTCAGCAGCTTGCCCTGCTCCAGATAGTCGAGCTTGGTGCGCGGTGGCTCCTTGTCGAGGAACTGCAACTCGAACTCGCCGCGCTTGTCCATGCGCGCCTTGTCATCGAGCTTCTGCCACTCGCCGGAGTTGACCAGTTCCTGCACCTTCTCATCGATGAACACGACGGCGGCCTGCGTGCGGTCGTATGAGCGCGCGTCGTCCCACTTCTCCTGCTGCTCTGCGCGCTCGCGGTCGTGCTCGATCTTGTCCAGTTCACGCTTGCGCTTGCGGAACTTGCCGATCTCCTCGCGCAGGCGCGGGATCATCTCCTCGTTCCCGACCTCGCGCGCCTCCTTCATCATCTCCTCGGCCTCGCCGAGGCGGCGCATCACGCGCCTGATCGACATCTGCGACGGCGTGGGCTCGCCCTTCGGCTCGCCAACGCTCTTGAACTCGCCGACCAGCTTCTCCAGTTCGTTCGGCTTCTCGCCCTCGGCCGGTGCGCCACCCGCGCCCTTGGTGAACTGGCCGCCCTTGCTCGATCCCTCGGGCACGCGCGGGTGCTGACTCTCCTCCCAGTCCAAGCGTGTCAGCAGCGCATCGAGCCGGTCGGCGGCGGCGTCGAGCACATCGTCGTCGGCCGCGATCATGCCCTGCTGTCGTAGGTATCGCCGCGCGTTCTTGGCGTTCACACCCTCGGGCGGCTCGAACTTGTCGCTGCCCGTCCTGCCGAAGAAGTGGCCTTGTCCCTCGATGTACAGGCTCTTGAACTTCTCGTGGCTCGCCGCGTCGATCACGAACTTGACCTGCTGTGGCGTCAGCGGCTTCTCGTTGTTGACCTCGATGCCCAGCATGTCGCCGGGCGTGGCGTAGATGCGGTGATAACCCGCCTCGAAGATGTCCCACAGGTCCTTGTTGAGCCGCAGCGACGTGCCTGCGTGGCTGCCCTCGATGTTCCACATCGTGCCGTCAGGGCCGAGGAAGCCGATGCCGCCCTCGGTGCCCGCATAGTCGGCATCCATCGGCGTGATGTCGTTGCCCGTGTAGTTCTCGAACGCGCGCTGGATGTCCTCGGGCTCGTGGAACTCCGGGCCTGACCGATCCTCCTCGGGCTTCTTGCCCGCGCCACCGCCCCCAGTCCACTTGCCCGATTCGTCTCTCGGTTCGCTCGGGTCATAGTCGTCAGCAGCGCTGCCACGCGGCAGGCGCTTCATCGAGCCGCTGCGCTGCACCTTCCAGCCGTGCTTGGCGTACCACTTCTTCAGCCGCGCCGTCGACATGCCGCCCTCGCCGTAGGCCTTGGCGAAGCCATCGAGCGGTACGTTGTGCTTGTCGGCGAGTTCGTGCAGCCACTTCAACCCGGCCGTTCCCTGCCCCTGCCTCGGCTCCGGCGCAAAGATCGAGTGGACATGGATGCCGTCCTGCCATGGCGACACGTGCAGCGCGACGAGGTTGGTCTGCTCCTGCCCTTCGTTCTGCGGCAGATAGCGCAAGCGATCCGGCATGCCGAGCGGGTGCTCCTCGGTGCCCGCGTGAAACTCATCCATGAAGCCGCGCTGCCCGGCTGTCCATCGCCCGCGTGGATCGCGCGGCTCATCAGGATCGAACGCATCAGCGGCCACCCAGCCCCACTTCACCAGATCGCCAACCTTCTGGTGCTTCGGGTCGTAGATGAACTGGTTCCACTGGCGGTCGCTCACCGTCTTGTCCGCCACGCTGAGGCCCAGCGCGCCGATGATCGAATCGTGGATCGCCTTGCTCGCGCTCGCGGCGTAGATGTTGCCGTCCGTGTCGCGCACGAACCTGACCCGCCCGTTCCACTTGTTCTCCTTCGACAGGTCCTCGATGTTGTCAGGCGTCGGGTTGACAACGACATCGACATCGACACCGCTCGGCGTCTTGTACGAGGTCCAGCTATTGGCGATCTTCTTTGGCGCGGGCTCGTCGGCGTACCAGTCCTCGGGCTCGCTCATCACCGAGTGCAGTTCACCGCTGTTCGGGTGGTAGTAGATGACATCCTGACCCTTGAGGTTCTGCCGCGTCTTCGACACATCGACGCCCTGCGCTTCGAGCGCTTGCAGCATCGTGTCGTGGATCGCGTCTCGCGGGTCCCATGCGTAGACCGTGCCGTCGTTCGCGCGCACCACTCTCACGCCAGCGTCCTCGGCCTCGAACGGGTCAGGCACCTTGCGCACCATCTCGGCGATCTTGGCCTTGGTCGGATTGATGACGACGTTGACCTCCTTGCCGCCGTGATAGTCGCGCAGCTTGACGATGTCCTCGACGTTCACTCGCTTGCCGCCACCGCCCGATGTCCACTTGCCTGCCTCATCACGCGGTTCGCTCGGATCGAAGTCGTCAGCGCGCACGCCATCGTCAGGCGTCGCCCAGTCCTTCGGCTCACCGAACGCGCTCTCGAACTTGCCCTCAGCGTTGAGCGAGATGAAGTCGATCCACGGCTTGCCGTCCTCGGCGTAGATGTCGCGGTCGTCGCTGTGCGGTGAGCGCTCTGCCTTGATCACGTTGTCCGCGTGGCCCAGCGCGCTTGCCATCTGCTCGTGGATGCCATGGAAGGCATCCCATGCGATGACGTGCCCGCTGTCGTCGCGCATCACCCGAATCCCCTGCGCGGGTATCTCCGAGTGGCGCACCATCGAGCGGATCATGCCCATCGTCGGGTTGACGACGAAGTCGACCATCTTGCCGCCGATGGTCGTCGCATCCTTGTAGTTGACCTTCTTGCTGCCTGCGCCTGTTGTCCACTGGCCACGCGAATCGCGCGGCTCGTTGGGATCGAAGTCGAGCCGGGCGATCAGCGCGTCGAGCTTGTCGGCAGCGAGATCGAGGCCGTCCATCGCAGCCTACTTGAGGATCGTGCCGCCGGTCGGCGTCGTCAGCCTGCCGCCGAAGCCATCGCCGCGTGCAGCCTCCTCCTCGTGGAACTTGGCCGCCTGCGCATGCTCCTCGGGCGAGCGATCATCGTGCCGCGTGTCGCAGTCGTCGTCGTCCTTCACCGCTGGCGACGTGACGACGCCGGGCGCTGGTGCTGGCCCTTTGAAGCGCGCCTCGATGGCGTCGCAGCGCTTGCCGAGCCCATGGACCTTCTCCATGAGATCATCGAAGCGGCGTTGCGCCATCGTGTCCTTGTCGTCGTCATCCACGCCGCTGATGGTCCCTTTATTTTTGGCACCGTAGAAGACGTGTTCACCCTTTTCCGGGCCGTACTCCGACTTCATCGCTTCCATAATTGTGGAACCTTTGTCTGTTAAGGGCATCACACACCTCGCTTGTTGAGGGCGCGTATCCGTTCAATGACGTTGTCGTTCTCGGCATGCTCTCGCGCAGTCATCGAACCCTTGATGCGGCCGAGCTTGTCTCGGGCCTTGGTCGAGTAGCGTGGCAATGCCAGCAGGATGTCAGCTTGCTCACACTTCAGCAGCATGTACGGTCTGGCATCTCGAATTGCCGCCAGCGCTTTCTGACCAGCGCACGACCACAACCAAGTCGGCTTACGCCCGCGTTGGTTCGTCTGGCGGTGAGCGTAGATGCCACCGCCGTATCGTTTGTAGAGCCAGTCGAGGAGTTCCTTCTGGGTGTTCGTCACTTGAAGGGTTGGCGTCAGGTAGCGACCTCGCCTCGATCCGCTCTTGCGAATCCCTATGCCCACACAGCCTTCGCCGTCGATGATGCCTGCGAGGTAGGCCTTGTCCGTGTTCCTCATCCTCGCAGTATGCCATCTCGAAGAAGAAGCTCGCCAGTTTGCGCAGTTGCCTGCGCTTGGCGCTGTGAACGTCGAAGCGTTGCGCCAGTCCCGCGCAGTTCATGCCGACGCGGTACAGGAGGTCGTTCACGTCAGGCGTACAGCTTGGCGCGCACCGCACAGTCCTTCGCTTCGAGGAGCTTGCGCAGTGCGACAGTGCGCTCAGGGTTGCGCGGCAGGTTCGCCACGATCCAGTGAGCGAGCGAATGGAACGGCTGACTGACCGCCTGCAAGTTCGGCGGCAGATGCTCGAAGATGAAGAACTGCAACAGCGGCTCGTCCATCAGCGCACCGGGATCGGCTTGCCTGCGAGCGGCGTGCCCGCGACGGCCTGACACGGTATCTGCGGGCCGGGCGACACCGTGCCGCCAGCCGCCACCACCTGAATCTTGGTCGGCGGGCCGGGCAGCACGTTCTGCCCCGTCACCAGCACGTAGGGCGTGATCGGGCCGGGTTGCACCTGCTGGCCTGTCACAACCTGCACAGGGATCGGTCGGCCGGGGAACGCTGCCATCACGCCTCCTCTCGCGCCATGTACGCGCGCGCTTCTTCGAGCTTGGTGCGGCCCTTCTTGGTCAGGCACTCGTCCGGCAGATCAGTCAGGTTGTAGACGTAGCGATAGAAGCAACGGCAGAACACTTCCTCGCCCGGCAGCGTTTGATCATCGATCCCGATGTGCCCGCCGTACTTCATCAGCCCGTCGTTGAGCGCCCAGTTGTCGGGCTGCACGTAGAACACCTCGTCGCGTTCCTTGTGGTCCTCGCGGTAGTTGTAGCCCGGCTGTCGCCAGTGGCTGTACCAGTAGCCGCCCAGCGCGCCACCGCCCTCGGCAATCGTCTGGCTGATCGCACTCGTGAGCTTGTGGCCCTGATCGATGATGACGCGGCGCTCGTTGAACTTCAGCCCCGCGATGCCGCGCTTGATGTCGTTCTTGCTCTTGCGCGGCTCGGCCGCACCACCGGCCGGGATCGATGTCGCCCAGCCGCTGAAGCGCCGCATCGTCTTCTCGATCATCTCCTCGCGGTTGAGCTTGATCAGTTGCGCGCTGGCGTGGACGCGCCGCTCCAGTTCAGCATGCAGTTGCGGCTTGACCTTGCGCAGCGTGAACTCGCCGATGCCCGGATGCAGGCGCAGGATGCCGCCGTGCTCGATCATCTTGTCGTAGATCGACCGCAACGACGCGCGCAGCATGCCCTCCATGATCTGCTCGGGGATCGTTGAGCGCTCGGCCGCCGCACGTAGCTGCTGCTGCCAGAAGGTCAGTCGCTCAGCGCGGTCGTAGCCATTCGCCGTGAAGTCCTCGGCCGCAGCGGCGAGCACGCCGATGAAGTCGCGCGTGTGGGTGCCGAGACGAGCCCGCGCAATGTGGAAACGGCGCGCCACATCACTTCTCGACCACGCGCAGGCGCGGCTTGTTGTGCCGCGCCAGCATGCGGTCGACTGCACTCATGAACTGCTCGACCTGACGGTCGACGGCGTCGTTGGCGTGGCTGCGGCCCATCTGCGCCATGCTGCCGAAGCTCATGCCCTGCATCTTCTGGCCACCGCCACCCATGCCACCGCCACCACCGCCGCCGCCCATGCCCGGCTTGCCACCGCCCATCATGCCGCCGCCCGGTGGACCGTGTGCGCCCTGCGCGCCCATGCCGGGCATGACCTGCGGCTCGGGCGTGAAGTTGGCCAACTCCTCGTAGTCCAGTTCGAGCGGCGTATCGAACAGGAACTTGAGGCTGTTGAAGTTGTCGACCGCCCATTCGATCAGCCGCGCTTTGTTGTCGGGGTCGGCCTGCGGCAGCATCAGTTGCAGGAACGCCAGCACCGCGCGCAGCTTGACCTCGTCCACCTTGACCAGTTCGCTGTCGGGCTCCTTGAGCAGCGATGGCCACTTGGTGGTGAAGCTGTTCTTCCACTCGTAGAACGCCTGCGCGAACTCGACGTTGGCGTACTCCGTGTACTCGGCCTGAATCGTCTTGTAGAAGTCCGGGTTCCACGCCCGGTACATCACCAGCCGGTCGAACCAGTCGTAGACCGGCTGCATCTCCTCCCGAACGCCGTCGATGTAGCGGGCGATGGCCTTGGCGTCTTCAGTGCCCTCGCCAAATCCCTCGGCGAACGTCTCCTCGGTCAGCATCTTCGCGGGCATGCCGCACGCCGATGCGATGTCTTCGAGGATCGACTTGCGCACGATCTCCATCGGCCCGTCGAGGTTCTGGAAGTTCAGCGACTCGATGGCCTCGTCGGGGCTGATCGAGATCACGCCGCCGGTCTGCGCTTCCTTCACTACCTGACGCTTCTGGCCGAACAGCTTGATCATCGCGTTGTTGATGATCGAGCCGGGCTGCTTGATCTTCGCCACCAGCACGCCGATCTTGGTCGCCACCAGATCGTTGGTCTCCATCGTGCGCAGGAACGACTTCATCGGGAACAGGCTGCGCTGGAAAACGCTGCGGCCGACGAAGCCGTAGGCCGACGCCGTGTAGTGAATGTAGATCGGCGCTTCGTTCATCTGCACGATGGAGCGCGTGCGATGGAACGGCTGGCCGCTTACCGCGATCTGCATGACGTGCTGGAAGTCCATCGCCAGCGGGTCCTGATGCAGCACCAGCGAGCCCGCCGTGTTGAGCGGATCGTAGGCGTTGATCGCGATCTGCGCCTTGTAGACCTTGTTGTAGTCGAGCGGCTTGGACACATCGACGCCGTCCTCAACCACAGCGAGTGAGCCGACGCCGTATACACGCGCGATTCGCATGAGGTTCATGATGTGCGTGTCGACGCGCAGCCGCTCCCACTCATCCTCGAACGCTTCCTTCACGCGCTCCTCGGGCGAGTTCGGCACACTGACCTCGCGCTTCTGGCTCTGCGCGATCTCGATGGGCTTCTCGACCAGCTTCCGGCCGAGCGGATGGAAAATGTAGATGTTCTTGCACAGGTCGTAGCTCAGCGCGGCACCCGGCTGGATGTCGTCGTTGTGCGTCAGCAGTTCGCTGAGCGCAGTGCCCATCGCACTGGTGATCTTCAGTTCGCCAGCCATCAGGCGTTCCCCGCAGGTTCAATCTTGAACAGCGCATGCGCCTGCGCGCACATCGTGATCAGCACGGCGTCATAGCCGGGCTCGACCTCGATGTTCTGCTCGCGGATGTTGGCCTCGACCATGTCGACGCCCTGCTGGACCGTCGCGCGTGATGCCCAGAAGCGGAACCCCGGATGGGGGATGACGGAGCGCTCGTACATGCGCGCCTCCTTTGGTCACAACGCGATCACATGGCCTGTCCCATAATCAGGACATGCGAACCATGTGGATGCTCACCGTGCCAGTGCTGATGGTGCTCATCATCAGCATGATGTTCTGCGAGTGCTCTGACGGGCTGCGCTGCATCTAGCGGCCGGGTGCGTGCGCTGGCGTAGCGCAGGCGCATGGCCATTCGGGCGTCGTCTCATCGATGGGCAGGCCGTCCCACTCGCGGCACCAGTGCGCGTGATCGCCGACCAGCACGCGACCGCGCCAGTGCAGGCAATCCTTCTCCCATGCGTCCTCGTTCTTGCGCCGGTAGCCTTCGGCGACTTCGAGCGCGTTCACACCGGGGTCGGTGCGCCGACTGGCGTGATCGTGCCAGCCACCGCCTCGCCCGCAACGATGGTCACGTCCATCAGCGTGATCAGCGACTTGGTGCCAGCGCCGAGATCAGCATCAGCCTCGACCTTGACCTGAGCGTTGCCGATGGGTCCGACCGGCGTCACCATCGCCTGCATCGCGTTGGTCGTGTCGGCCGTCACCGTGATGATCGTCTCATCGCTCGATGACCACACCGGGTCGCCATCGACCACAGCGGGGTTGCCCTTGGCATCGACGTAGGCGACTTGCACTTCGACCTCGTGGTCGACGGGGAGCGTGTAGGCCATGCGATCTCCTGTGATGGTGATGATGAAGCCGTCGTACCTCAGCGTCGTGCGCGCCCTGATCTGCGGCTCGTCCTCGATCTGGCGCATCAGCACCTTGAAGGTGCCGCCGATCTCCAGTGCGCTCACTGCACCGTGGCCTGCAAGCGCGCCTTGATCTCGCGCAGGTTCTCGATGCTCACGTCGACAAAGCCCTCGGGCACCGCAGCGCCAGCGAGGCATGTCCACATCGAGCCCATCGGAAAGAACATGCCGCGCCATTCGATGTCGTGCGGCGCGATGTACTGCCGGAAGAAGATCGCGTTGTCGTCAGGGTGCTGCATCAGTTGCGCTTCCTGTCGCGACGGTCGGTGACGCGCGTGGTCTCGCTCACGAATGGTCGCAGCGTCTCGGCCAGCGTGTCCTCGTCCTTGCCAGTGATGATGACGATGTCGACATCGACGCCCATCTCTGCGCCCAGCACGTGGATCGGCTTGCCCATGTTCATCTGCTTGATGTTCATGTCGGTGATGCCGAGCAGCACGAACGGCGTGCCGGTCTTGGCGTTCTTGCCGGTCATCTTGATCATCAGAACCCCTGTGTGTCGCCGCATGCGATGATCGCACCGTAGCACAGGCAGTCGAAAAGCTCGTCCTCATCCGTGGGCGTCGAGTGGCCGATTCGATAGTTGGTCATCTGCCACCAAGCGTGGTTGCGCGTGCGGCCATGGAAGTTGTTGACCTTGTCGTAGGCCGCCTGACAGATTTTTACCATGCCCTTGTAGATGTAGCCTGACGCGCTCATCGCCCGGCCGTCCTTGCCGATCTGCGTGAGCTTGGTCTGGATCGGCTGGGCCAGCAGGCCGCGCATGAACGCTTGCTGCAACAGCACGATGCCCGAGTCCTTCTCCTCGATCCACGCGCCCGATGTGCCGTAGCGCGCGTTGCACTGCGTCGCCAGTTCCTCGCAGCGCGTGAGCACGTTGGGCAGCCAGTGTTCGAGGATGGCGGCCTCGATCTGGATCAGGTCCCAGTCGATGATGCGAAGCTGTTCCTCCGGGTACTTGGTGTAGGCGTAGTACATGCAGCCCGTGCCGTCGCGCAGCTTGCCGACCTTGCTCGCGGTGTCGATGACCGCGAAGACGTTGTCACAGATGGGAGGAGTATCGGCGGGCGACCACGTCTCACGGCCATCGACCTCGGTCTTGATCAGGAAGTGTTCGGGGTTGAAGAAGAAGCTGCCTTCGCGCGCCTTGGCCTGTTGCTGGTACTGCGTGTCGTAGGCGTGCGGGCCAAGCTCGATCTTGTTCTGCTCCACCGTGTCGCGGTCGACGCGGTTGGGGCACAGCAGTTCATTCTCCATCGTGCGCGGGTCTTTGAACCATGGCGTGCGCACTTCGAGCGAGCGCGTGTACTCCATGGGCAGCACGAGCTTGACGTAGGGCAAGCCTAGACGTTCAACGACGCCGCACACATCGTCAGGATGGAGCCGGTGCATGCAGATGATGATGCAGTCGCGCTCCGGGTCGTTGAGGCGTGAGGTGACGGACTCACGAAAGACGCGCGTCGCGACTTCACGATCTGCATCTGACTCAGCCTGTTCGGTCGAGTGTGGGTCGTCCACGATGACCCGATTACCGCGACCGGCGGTGAGAGACTTGAAGGGAACCGCTTTACGATTCCCAAGGAACGTATTCTCGAAGTCGGTCTCGCCATCGCGCGTCAGCCTGATGTAGGGGTAGAGCGTCTGATACCATTCGCTCTGGATCAGATCGCGGGTCTTGCGGGAGTCGCGCCGTGCCCAGTCCTCGCGGTACGACGTGGTGAGGTAGCGCAGGCCGGGCGTGTTCATCGGCCCCCATTCCCACGCTTGGAACAGCACGCTCACGGTGAGCGACTTCATGGTGCCGGGCGGCTGGTTGATGATGAGGCGCTGTATCTCGCCGCGCCACACCGCTTCGAGGTGTTCGCCGATGGCCTGATGGTGCCATGACGGTTTGTAGGGCGCGGTCGGTTCGAGCTTGTCCCACGCTTCGGTGATGAAGCCGTAGAACTTCAGGTTGTTACTCCTGATCTCGTTCAACCTCGCCAGCGTGTCCGCCCTCTGCTTCGCTTCCCGGTGCAACCTCTGTTGCTGTGCCTTCAATTGCGGGAGCCACTTCCGCGCTTGAAGCTGCAAGCTCGAAGCGGGCGATGAGGATGGTGAGTTGGGCATCGGTCAATGTCGCGAGATCGAGGGGTTCACCAGCAGCGCCGAGCAGGTTGATGCCTTGCGGTGCGCGACCATGCGCTTGCTCGATGATGAACTTCCACGCATCGAAGGCGAGCCGCAGGTCCTGATCTTGTCGACCCATCGAGATGAGCCGCGCCAATCCTTCCATGGAATACGAAGCACAGGCAGCGCGGAACTCTTGGCCGGTCTTGTTCGGTGTGCCTTTGACGCGCCCGCCGTAGCGATAGCCTTTGCCCGTGGGTAAAGGCACACGCTTGGGCTTGGGGAGTTTGACGACCTGTGCGGTTGCTGCCGCCATGGGGCTACTCGCGCGCTACTTTAGGCCCGACCGACGACCTCGACGGATCGGGCGGGGAGATCGATTTTGCGGGGGACGCCGAGGAAGGACAAGAGGACGGAGACGCGCTGGTGGTGTGACCAGTGGACGGGCGCGCGCATGCCCTCGAAGGGACCGTCGACCACGCGGACGAGCGCGCCGATGGGGATGAGCTTGGAGATGGCCTGATCGATGTGCTCTGGGGCGACGTACTGACCGCCTGAGCAACGGTCGATGAGGACTTGCATGACCTCGTCGCGAATCCAAGCGGGGCGTTCGGGGGACGAGTAGATCAACTGCTGCACGCCTTTGGTGTTGTTGACGCGCTGCCAGTTGTCGGTGTCGACATCGAATCGGATGAAGATGTATCCGGGGATGTAGGGTTTCTCGGTGAAGATGCGCCGGTTTCGGACGATGCGCATGATGAGGCACTTGGGATTGAACGGCTGGAAGTCTTGCTGTTCGAGGTGCCGTTCAGCAATCAGTTCGGAGAAAGGTTTTGTGATGGCGACGTGCCAAGCGAACATCGCTGTTGGTCTCGCGGGACTGTTGGACCTCCTGTGTATCCTGATGCCCTGAAAAGAGGACAGGTCGTAAGGCATGGCTCCGCAAAATGGAATGTCTGAAATTCACATCGGAGCCTCCCCGCGAGAGTGGCTGAGCGATCCGATCTCAGGCCCTGAAGGGCCGCGCTCAGCTATCGGAGCGGATTTGAGCCACAGCGGGCGGGGTACTGTCAAGCGTGTGAGCGCCATGGGCGGGTCGACCGGCGCGGTCGGCGGGGTTGTAGGCGGTGAAGCCGGACTCGGCCCAGAGGCGGAAAATGACGGGATCGCCGAGGATATTGGCGTTGAGGAAGCGGAGGATGCCGTCGAGTTGGTCGGTGGGGATGTGGTGACGCGGGAGGCCGAAATCATCGAGGAGGATGCCGAGCAGGTAGGGGTCGAGGTTGGTGTAGACGCAGGCCTCGTAGAGGCTGAGGCGGTAGATGGGTTCAGTCTCGGTTGAGGAACTTTCGCAATTTCTCGCGTTCATCGGGGTCTTCGATGGCGCGCAGCCATGAGCAGGTGGCGCAGACGGGGTCGTCGTTGGCGTGGTGGTATCCGATGGCGAAGACGCGGGTGCCGCAGTCGATGCAGGTGAACTCGATGGCATGGGGGTCGCTCACTTGAACTCGCGCTGGGTGAGGCCGCGCGAGACACCGAGGCCGGGGGATTCGCCGAGGCCGGGGAGAGTCTGTCCGCCTGTATGGAAGACGTGATCGTCGCGCACGGTCATGAGCGCGACGAACGAGAGGCCGAGCGCGAAGATGAACAGGATGATCTTCCAGTCACCCCTGCGCATTGGGAACTCCGGTGATGGCGATGACCTCATCGATGGGCAGGTAGATCGTGACCTCCTTGGATCGCTCGATGATGGTGAAGCCGAGGATGAAGTCGTGGGCGCGCCACGAGATTGGGCGATGGGCATCTTGGTTGCGGCGCATGGCCGAGTTCTTGGGATCGGGTACGCGCGATCCGATGGCTGCATCGCCGCGATCACCGCGTTGAGGGATGCGGGCCTGCGTGTTGGTCTTGGCGAAGACGCCGGTTGGTGTGCCGGTGTATTCCTCGTTCTCGCGGTTCATGTGGACGATGACGGTGTCGTGTCCGGCGCAGAGCATGCGATGGAGGGCGCGGGTGCAGGAGATCAGTTCCATGGTGATGTCCTAATTTGAGGGCTCGCCGAGATGGTCTGGGCCTTCACCCTCTGGCGCATCGGCCAGCGGCATTGGTGTTCCCTCGGTGTAGGCGATGGCGTCGTCGGGATCGTTGAACAGGCGGATGCGGGGATCGGCGAGGCCGCTCAGCGCGATGACGAACTGGTAGGAGTCCTGATCGGCGTTGGGATAGACGCGCTCGATGAGGACGAGGTCGCCTTGGGCGGGTGGGCAGTCGATGATGGCCATGATCTCGCCGAAGGTGATGCCGGGATCGGGGTCGATGTGTTCGATGCGGACGCCTTTGCCGATGAGGGGATGCTCGGTGGGACGGCTGCTGCCGATGCCGAGCGCGTGGTCGACCTTGGCCTCGACGGGGTTCTTGCGGGCGGGCTTCTTGGCGGGTGGCTTCTTGGCCATGGTATCTCCTTTCAGATGTCCGCAATGTAGGGCGTGAAAGAATTTGGCGTCAAGCCTTGTCGTTCTCGATGGCCTTGCGGAGCTTGCGTGTGCGCGATGACGGCCACAGGCTCTCGCATGTCCGGGCGGCTTCGAGTTCGGTTTCGGGGAGATAGACTGTGAAGGGTGGCTCGGTCTCGAACAGGGTCGAGATGACCTGATGCCGAACTTGATCGGCGTAGTCGGGATCGTCTTGGTCGAGCGTGATGCCTTGCAGGTTGAAGCCCTCATCGTCGTGGATGGCCAGACAGTTGACCCATTTGCGGCTGTCGCCATGGGGCAGCCAGATCAGCGGATTGACGACGGCGATGCGGTCGGTGGATCGGGGCAGCACTTGAGCCAGCAGGCGGACGACGCCCTGATTGTTGGCGCGGACCTCGATGACGGTATCGGCGGCGGCCAGCAGGGCAGGATGGACAAGGGTGGCGAGGTAGTCGTCGTGGCTGGTCGGTTGGATCATGGCGATCTCCTGTGCGCGGGGTGAGTCCCGTCTCACACTCCGTCAGGAGTGTGTGTGAGACGAAGACTCACACTGGAGGTATGGAACCAGACTCACTCCCGCACGGGGTTTTGAGGAATATCAACGACTTAGAATACCTGAGTTCCGCACTTCCGCAGCGACTCACTTCCGCAAACCCTTGCGGGAAAAATCTACTCCTCCTTTTTCTCTTTGAGGTTGCGGTATTGGGTGGCCGTGCAGAGCCCCTTCGCCTTGCTGTGGCTATCGACGGTGATGGAGTAGAGGTCTTGCCGTCCAAGCATGTCGGTGAGCAGCCGCCGGGCTCGCTTGTAGGGCACGCGGTCGGCAGGCGGCAACGCATCCATGAGCGCTGGCAGGTAGCGCCCTTCGTCCTTGGTCTGCGGTGCGGCCGACACCGGCAGGCCTTCGTTGAAGCGCCGCTCGACCATCGCAAAGATACGACCCTCGTCGCGCCGCCGTTCGAGGTCCTGCTCGCTCTGGCTCTTGGTCTCGAACCTGTGCGGCACGACGACACCGACCTCGTCGCTGTTGCGCAGCCGGATCGTCTCACGCCTGTACCAGCCAAGTGCCTGCCCATCCTTCAGCGCGATGTTGATCTTGCCATTGTCGCGCCGCAGGTAGAGGTGCTTGTTCTCCGTGTTGATGTCGAAGCGGTCGGCGTCGGCGTTGGTGATGTTGGTGAGTTGCTGGACGATGCGACAGGTGTCGATGAAGGCCTTTGCGCCGCGTGCGATGTTGGGATCGGTCGGATCGTGTTCGACGCCGCGTGGTGCCTTGCCGGTGTGATGGTCGATGGCCACGGCGGCATCGGTGGCGTAGGCGATCTTCCTGAACTGGACGAGGCCTTTGCGCACTTCGAGGTTGGCGTTCTCGCTGATGTCGTCCACGAGACTGCCGAACGGATCGAAGTTGGCGAAGATGATGCCGAGGTCCTTGATGTGGGCGATGCAGTCCTGCACGTGAATGGTCGATGTGAGAAGGCCTGAGCGGGGATCGCGGTTGAGGACGACGAACTCGTTGTCGAGGCCGCTGGTGAGGAACAACTTGCCGACGATCTCGTCGTTGGGAATATCGAAGTGCTTGAGGATGGCAATGACGCGCCGTCGCAGTTCGGTGTGGCTGTCCTCGCAGTTATGGACCCATGCCGGGCCGGTCTCGTAGATCGTCTCGCTCACCAGTCCTTCGCGACCAGTGACGACGGCAATCGCCGTCATCAGTTCGAGGCTTGACTTGCCGACGCCTGAATCGCCGACGATGCCAGTGAGTTCGCCGCGTATCAGGCTGCGGCCTTTGAGCCAGCGCCGCGCCGGGAGGGCATCCTCGTCAAGGTCTTCCTCAGTGAGCGCCGCAGGCGACGGGAAGCGCGTCTCGTCCTTGAGCTTGGCGCTGCCGCGATAGGCGTTGAGATCGACCACATTCTCGGGCTCCTCGGCATAGCTGTGGCCGTTGCCGTTCTTGGCGTGGCCGTTGGTCTTGGGCCGCGCTGGTGGCTGCCAGCCAGCCTCCATGGCGAGGTGGAAGATGGTGCCCTCGCCGACCTGATCGGGCGGTGAGATGCGCCAGTTGCGCCAGCGCTCATCGCAGGCGCGCTCGTCGTACTTGGTCGACTTCTGGCTGAAGCGCAAGAACGCCTCGAAGCCGCGCTGCGTGCCTGCGGTGGCACGATAGATCGCCATGCCCTGCGTGTTCCATTCCTCCCACGACAGGTCGGTGTTGGCCATGGCGGCGATGGCGCTGTACAGGCGCTCGGTCTCATCGACCTCGGGCTTGCGAGGCTTCTGCTCGAAGTCGCGCATGTGAATCTGGAGCCGGTCGAGCGTGTCCAAGTCGAGGATGCGCACGGTGTCGTAGTGCTGGAAGGTCTGGTCGGTGACGGCCATGAAGTGCTTGGCGAGGTAGCACTCGATGCCTTGGTCCTTGCCGCCGCGCGGGCTCTTGCGCTGGACGTGCTTGCGCAGGCGCTTCGAGTTGAGTTCGGGCGAGCACTTGAAGAACAGGTGCAGGCCGGTGCCGGATGGGCTGACCTCGGTGTAGGTGTCGAGGAGCTTGACGATGGCCTCGGCCCACGGATCGAGATCGCCTTCAGTGTCGAGGCAGGCGTCGAGGTCGACGCCGCCCAGCAGCATACCGTTGGCCTCGCCGAGGGCAATCTGCACGCCGTCGTGGTCGTACTCGACCAGACAGTCCTGCGCTTGAGCGCGCGTCATCCATGTCGAGGGGTCGTTGATCTTGGCGGTGGTGCCGTCGATG